CGCCGCCGCCGCCGCCGCCGACGCCGCCGCCGCCGACGCCGCCGCCGCCGACGCCGCCGCCGCCGACGCATGGAGCCCCTCTAGGCTCTGGTGGTACGTGTTCCCCTATTGGGCGCTGCGACGCAACGCGCACTGGGCGCTTGCGGGGTTCACCGAGAGCACGGACCCATGCGCCCCCCTCGTTGAACTGTACCGCCTCGGCTGCATGCCCATTGGGTACGTGCGGGGCGAGTTTGTCGTGTGGGCGCCGGAGGTGCAGCCGTGAGCGCCCTCGACAACGGCAACCGCCAGCAAGTTCCCGCCATGGTCAGCGACGGCATCGCCAAGTCGCACTGCCTCGGCCGAGCCGCTGCGGACCTGTGCGACGTGCTGCGCCACCTCGAGGACGCCTGCGAGCCGGGCCTGCTCGACGCGGCATACGACCTTCAGAAGCGGGTGGAAGCGGCGATCGAACTGGAGGCGCGCACGACCACGACCGCAAGCGGAGTGCGGGTCATCCGTCGCGGGACGGCGGGGGGACGCACTCCGGCGGGAGGGTGTCCGCGATGAGCCGCGTCGCGCTCGCCTTTGCGATCACCGCAACCGTCGCGCTGGCCATCTTCGGGGCGTACACCGCCCTTTGTCTCGTGTGGCCATGACGGACTTCGACAGCCCCGAGCGCGACGTGATGCACAAGCCGCTTCACAGCATCCCGCTTCCACTGGCGATGCGGCAAGGTCCAGGGTGCACACGGGACCATCGGGAAGCGCGCGTGCCGTTCATTGCGTGGATGGTCGTCGCCCTGATGGCTGGCATCGTGTTCGCCGCAGCGATTGGCGGATGATGGGCGCTGACCTGTTCACGCTCATGGAGAGCGCCAGAAGCCACGGGGATACGGCTGGCGAGGCATGCGCCGACAAGGCGGAACGGGAGACGGAGTTTGACCGCGAGGCGGCATCCGCGGCCATCGTCGCCTATCTGCGCACCGCCGGTCGTCCCGTGTCCGGCGAGGAACTGACGGACCACTGCATCGCCATCGGCATCCGCCCGCACGACGGCCGCGCGTTCGGTCCCGTGTTCGGCGGGCTCGCGCGAGGCGGGGTCATCCGCTGCGCCGGGTTCGCCATGCGCCGCAAGGGCAACGGCACTGCCGGCGCGAGGCTGTGGACCCTGGCAGCGGATGGCCCTTGACGCCTGCTGAGCAAGCGGATAGGGTGTTCCGCGTTGCAGTCTGGCCGACCCGGACGGCAACTCTGACAGACGATGCTCTCCTCGGCCGTCGCATGCGGCCGTCTCCTGTGCTCCCCCGGTGCCTCGGCATCGTCGGCCCGCGCAGGAGCGGTCGGCAGGTAGACGGTCGCAGCCGAGGGCTGAGGAGATTTCCGTTGGGACGACCAGGGCTCACCCTTCACCGAAAATTTCGCAGACTAGCAGACGCGATCGGTAGCGCAGCCATGGCGCGGGGGTGCTTGGAGTTGCTTTGGGACTCCTGCTATGAGAACGGCGAAGCCTACCTGGGGGACGGCCGAAGCGTGGAACTTGCCGCTTGCTGGAACGGGGAGCCAGGGGCGCTCCTGTCTGCCCTGCTTGACGCAGGCGGCGGCGATTGCCCCGGATTCGTCGAAGAATGCACAGAAAAACCGGGGCGTTACATGGTCCATGACCTTGACGACCACGCGCCTGATTACGTCCAGAAGCGGCGCCGAAGGGAGGCCGAACGGCGCGCAAGGGGCGCTGCGGTCCGACAAGCGGCGGACGCTGACCGGACAGTGACCGGACAACGGGCGCCGAACGGTGAACCTCCCGCTCCCGCTCCCGCTCCCGCTCCCGCTCCCGCTCCCGCTCCCGCTCCCGCTCTTCCCCCTGTAGTCCCCCCTGGGGGGACACCGGCCGACCTATTCGGTGGTCCGGCCATTCAGACCAAGCGCAAGTCGAAGGCGCAGCGGGATCGTGAGGCGCACGAGGCGGACGCTGTGACCGTGCTCTCCGCGCTCTCCGATGCTCGCTGCCGCGTCATCGACGGCGCGCACCCGCTCAAGCCCACGGCGGACAACCTGAAGAACATCGCCGCTCGGCTGGCAGCGGGCGCCAGCGTCGATGACTGCTTGCACGTCATCGCCGTCCGCGAAGTCGAAGTGCGGGCCAATCCTGACAGCGCGCGATGGTTCAACGCAGCGACGACGTTCACCGCAGACCAGTTCACGCGGGCGATGGGCCAGACGGCGCGCACCGTCGTAGCCGCCAACGGCAACGGCCGCGTCATTGGCCCCGCGGCGATGGGCGGCGTCACGATACCGGGAGACGGATGATGACGCGCCCCGAAGCGACCGCCCTGTGGATCCGCCTGTGCGACGGAGCCTCGTGGTTCAACGAACGCGGCGAGGAACGCATGGTCGACCCTCGGAAGGCCAAGCCCCGTGACCCGTCCACGGTGCCGACCATCGACGAGTTGATGGTGCGGTTCTCCGACGTGGACCCGGATGCTACCGCGACGGGATGGATGGAGCGCATGGCGGCGCAGAAGGCTGCACAGGATGCCGCTCGGGAGCGGGAAGCAAAACGGGAGAGGGACGAGATTCAAAATTCCATGGCTGCGATGATGGCGCGGCTGCGGACGCGGACGGAACGGCGCGTGTCGCTCCCTTGCTACGAGCTTGACCCGATGGCCCACCCGGACAAGGGCGGAAGCGACCATGGGGCCACGGTCGCCTGCGAAGCCTCCAGGGCGTTCCGTTCGTGCGAGTGGCGCCATGACCCGCAGACCTGCCCCCGGATGCGCCTGAGCGCAAGCCATGAAGCCACAGCGGTACGTCTGCGGGATGCCGGGGTGCCGGCGGTTCTGGCAGGTCGCCTCATGGCCGCCATGCCGGGCGGAAGGTTGGATGGTCGATTGGCCGAGCCGGTGCGACTGGAAGCGCGCCCCGCCTTGCTGGTAGCCGAGGCATGGCTTGCCGGTGGGGGTGCGGAGGTTCCGCCCTATGCGCCCTTCGCGGACCGCCGGCCGCTGCTGGTGTTGGCTGGAGGGGAGGGCCGAGAGGGAAAGAGCCTGTCGGCCGCGTGGGTTCTGGCACAGAAGGACGGTCGATGGGTGGCCTGCTCGGAACTGGCGCAGACGACCATCGCCAAGTACGACCGCGACGTGTACCTGTCGCCGGAGGCGCTCGTGCTCGACGATGCCGGCGCTGAGGCGTTGACGGAGTGGGTCAAGGGCCGCGTCTATGACGTGCTGTCGGAGCGCATCGCCAGCGGCAAGCGGACCGTCGTGACAACGAACATCATCAAGCGGGAGGCGTTCATGGCTCGGTACGACGAGGCGGGTTCGACCCGCTTGGACAAGCGATTCGCGGAGTCGGGGCGCTGGATCAATCTCGGGAAGTGGGCGCCGTGACAGTCCGTATCGGCGATTGGATGCAGACCGCGAGCGGGCGCAAGGTGTACCCGCTTGACCTTCGGCCCGAGGAAATCTGCATCGATGACATCGCGCATCACCTGTCGCACCTGTGCAGGTTTGCGGGGGCAACGCGCGAGTTCTACAGCGTCGCGCAGCACAGCGTCTACGTCTCGCGCATTGTGCCTCCCTCCGACGCACTGTGGGGATTGCTTCACGATGCCTCGGAAGCCTACCTTGTCGATTTGCCGCGGATCATCAAGCGATGGGAACCCATCGGTGGTCCGTACCGCGAAGCCGAGCGATGGGCGATGCTCGCCATCTGCCGGCGGTTTGACCTGTCTCTGCCGGAACCGGAGTCCGTAAAGGTCGCGGACCATCGCGTGCTCATGGCCGAGAAGCGCGACTTGATGGCGCAGGCGGAGCATCGATGGGCAGAGGACACGGGGCTTGAGCCGATGGCCGAGCGCATCGCCGCATGGCACCCCGAGACGGCGCGGGAATCTTTCCTGACGCGGTTCCACCGACTAACCGGAGGTTCCAATGTCCCTGCTTGACGACTTCGAGGCCGAGTGCATGGCGCAGCATGCGGACACCAACGGGCATGCCCTTGGCGCCGACGTGTGGCGGGAGCGGCTGCACCGCATGGAGTGCATCTATCGGCAGTTGATCCGGTCCCCGGACTGGCCGAAGGTGGACGATGCGCACGCGGACGGCTGCCGGATGCAGGTCCAGTACGCGCGGAACCAGCTGGGACTTGCCGAGCGGCGCGGGCGCGGGGAGCGGACGCTGTGACGCTGGCGTGGTATCGCATCGCCCCGCGGCACTTCGAGCTGCGCGAGTCGTGGATGGCCAAGGGATGCGAGGCGAGCATCTACCGGCGCCATGACGTTTGGGTGCTGGTTGGGCGCGACGGTCGCACGCGCATCGGGGAGAGTTGGACGGAGTTGATGGAGGGTGACCCATGGTCCAAGTAATCGAGACGGGCCGGTGCGCTCTCCACGGCGCAGACCTGATCGAAGTGAACTGCGCCGCGTGGGCCATCCTCGTTGACGGCGTGGAGGTCGGACACTCCGACAAGTGGCTCCGCGTGTGCCCCGAGTGCGAGGGCGGCAAGCAAATCCTGGCAGCCTACGGCAAGCGCCTCGGGCCGGTAAGCGCGCAGTGAAGCCCCGTGGGCGCCTTGCGACCGTCATCCCGCACCCGTCCACCACTCCGGCCATGCTCCGCGATGCCGCCGCCATGGCCTATGGGGAAGCGTTGACCCGCATGCACGAAGCGCGAAGGCTGTGCGAGGAGACGGACCGGCGCAACATCCCCGGCCTCATGGCGACCGCGCGCAGGCTCATGCGCCGGGCCAACGAGGATGCCGACCGCGCGTTCGACGAGTTGATGCGCGTGAGCGATTTTTGTTGACAAGCGACTGACTGCGGACTAAGGTGCGGACGATGGCGCGCAAGCAAAAAAATGCGGTGGCCGATCTTTTTGCCACTGCGAATTCACAGGAAGAAAGGGCGACGTTTGAGCCTGCCCTTGGGTCCGATGCGCTGACGAGGATTCACCGCATCGCGTCGGAGGTTGACGCGATCTGCGCGCTGCCGCTGCGGCAACAGGTAGTCGCCCTGAACCGCATCAAGGAACTCTTGCACGAAAAAGGCCCGTTCAGGAACGAGCCAGTCGATCTCGTGCGATGGGTTCCGGCCGACTTGGTGCAGGCCAACGATTACAACCCGAACGCCGTAGCTCCTCCCGAGATGAAGTTACTGGAGGTGAGCATCCTCGCCGACGGATACACGCAACCGATCGTCACCGCTCCCGAGGAGAGCGGAAAGATCCCCGTGGTCGACGGCTTCCACCGTAACCGCGTTGGCAAGGAATCGCTCCTCGTGCGCGACCGCGTGCGGGGCTTCCTTCCGATCGTCCGCATCCGTCCTTCGCAGGAGGACCGCGGGGACCGCATCGCTTCGACCATCCGCCACAACCGAGCGCGCGGAAAGCATCAGGTCAACGCGATGAGCGATATCGTGCTTGAATTGAAAAACCGAAACTGGACAAACGAGCGCATCGCGAAAGAACTTGGCATGGACGAGGATGAAATCCTGCGCCTGTGCCAGATCACCGGCCTCGCCTCCCTATTCAAGGATGCCGAGTTCTCTAAATCATGGAACATCGAGGACACGGAACTTGACATTGAGTTTGACGGCATCACCGACGAACTTGAAGAAGAAGAGAGGAAGAAGCATCGAACGGCCAACACATCGGATCCTGAGCGCGTGTTTCATACGTTCGACAAGTGGGAGTGCCATAGGGCGGGCTTCTACGAGTCCAGCGTAGAGGGAAAGACGGCTGAGCAGTGCGAGCGCATCTACGCTGACTTCCTGTCCAACCTCGAAGAGTTCCGCGCTGGCCTAGAAGGGGTCACTCGCGAGTGGGTCAACTCATGCGAACACTACTTGACCAACAAGGCCATGAACCGGATCGCATGGCTGGGACAGGCCTCGGCGTGCTACCTAAAGGGGATTCCGCACGAGTTCCGCTCTGGCTTTCAACTTCTCAGCGAGGAGCAGAAGGAAGCCGCCAACCGACTTGCGTACGAATACCTGTGCCGATGGCTTTCTGACCACGGAAAGGAACCGTGCACCTTTGAGGACGCCATGCAGATTGAGCGCCAGATTGGGATTTACTAGGATGCCAACGGAGCGCGCATCCGAGTTGCTCGACGCCATCGCATGGCCGAGTGATCTACATGCCCCGATCGTTAACGCTGACGAGGCCACTAAGATGGAACTCTGCGAGAGAATCGAGCGTGCGTGGAGCAACGGTCCTCGTGCGATAGCCGTCTCCCTTGAGGAGTCCGAGCTTGCGGCGTTGTTCGCCAATCGATCTCGCGAGCACACGGAGAAGATCGTCGCCCTCGCCATGAGGACTGTGTCCCAGTGAATGTCAAGCAATATCAGCCATACGACGTTCTCAGCGCGGCCCGAGAGAGGATCCGCGTCGTGTTTGAAAACTTCGAGCGCGTGTACGTCTCCTTCTCGGGAGGGAAGGACTCCACCGCCATGCTCCACCTAGTGATGGACGAGGCGATCCGCCGTGGTGTCAAGGTCGGCGTGCTCGTGATCGACCTGGAGGCGCAGTACGCCGACACCATCGACCATGTTCGCCGGACCGTCGACTTCTACCGAGATTACATCGATCTTCATTGGGTCTGCGCGGAACTTCTGTTGAGAAATGCCGTGTCCAACTTTCAGCCCAGGTGGAGATGCTGGGATCCGTCCAAGCGCGACATTTGGGTGCGCGAAATCCCCGCCGAGGCGAGCGACCTGTCCAGGTACGATTTCTTTGTTCCTGGCATGGAGTTTGAGGAGTTCATGGTCCTGTTTGGGCAGTGGTACGGACAGGGGAGATTGACGGCTGGATTCATCGGGATTCGAGCTGACGAGAGCCTGCATCGATACTGCGCCGTCGCCCGCAATAAGGTCGGCTTGACCTTTAACGGGTACAAGTGGACTACGCAGGTAACAGCCGGCGCTTCAAATCAGTATGCCACGAGGACGGATGACGGGATCGAGTGGAGCAAGACAAGGCTCTACAACGTCTACCCGATTTATGACTGGAGGACACAGGACGTTTGGATCTTCGCCGCGAAAAACCCTCACCTATCGCACAACGAGATTTACGACAAGATGCAGATGGCCGGAGTCCCGCTGGCGGACCAGCGCCTGTGTCAACCGTACGGAGACGACCAGCGACGTGGGCTTTGGCTCTACCACGTCCTAGAGCCGCAGACTTGGTACAAGTTGATCGTGCGGGTCAACGGTGTGAACAGCGGCGCGCTCTACATGCAGGAAACCGGCAACGTGAGCGGGTACAACAAGATTACCAAGCCCGACGGGCATACGTGGAAAAGCTTTTGCAACCTCTTGCTTGCCACGATGCCGGTAAAGACGCGAAACCACTATGTCTCCAGGTTCCGCAAATTCATTTCGGGGTGGCAGGACAGGGGATACGAGACGATCCCCGAGGAAGCTCCCGCCGTGCTGGAGGCGAAGTGTTGGGCTCCGTCATGGCGGCGAATGTGCCGCGTCCTTCTTCGCAACGACTATTGGTGCAAGGGGCTCGGGCAAGCTCAGCCCAAAAGCGAGGCTTACGAGAAGTTCAAGGATCTCAGGAAGGTTCGCAGGATGAGTGAGAAGCGCGAAAAGACCGCGTGATCTCTTTTTTGTTGACACCTTCGCGGATCGTGCTCATGGTGTCCGCGAAAGGAGATCCACATGGCAACCGTGAACTTCACCGAGGAAGCGAAGAGGGACATTCAGGGGATCGCGAAGCTGCGCGGCATCAGCGATTCCGAGGCGCTGACGCTCATCATCGCCTATGGGGCTGGCCGCCTGCGGGCGCTGGCGAAGTGGTCGAAGGCGCAGAAGGCGGCAGCGAAGAAGGCCAAGCCGGCCAAGGCGAGCAAGCCCAAGGCTGCGAAGCCGGCCGCCAAGGCGAAGCCCGCTGCGAAGGCAGCTCCGAAGGCGCCTGCCAAGCCGAAGGCCAAGCCTGCCCCCAAGGCAGCCAAGCCGGCAACCGTGAAGGCGCCGAAGGTCGCGAAGCCGAAGAAGGAAGCCGCCCCCGTGGCTCCCCCCGTTCCCGTCGAGGTGGTCGATGCCGCGCAGACCGCAACCGAGCAGCCCTCCGCCTGACGTGCTCGACGACGTGTCGGCGTTGCTGCTGCGGACCGGATGGCGCATCGGCGACCGTGAGATGGTCCAACGCGGGATGAAGATGCAGGAGAAGGCATGTCCACCGAAGGCACCGAAGCGTTGATGGAACTTGGCCGCTCCCTGCTGGATGCGGTGAACGCGCTGCGGGCGGACCTGAAGCGGCGCGAGGCGCGCGACCTGGAGGCATCCGGGCGCATCCCTGCCGGCAGTGCCGCGCGTGCGGCTGAGGGCAAGGGAAACGCATCTGGGCCGGTGTTCCCGAACTACGGGCGCAGCAAGAACCAGCCGATTGCCGGCGCGGCCGTCGCAGAACTGGAGTACTACCGTGCGGGCTGCGAGCGCAGCTTGGCCGACCCTGCGAAGGCGCGGTTCCACGCGAAAGAGCGCGAACTTCTGAGGGCCATCGACGAGGAGATGGTGCGTCAAGGGTTCGCGTCGCCTCCACCGCCGGATGCGGTTCCGCCGGATTTCGGAGAGAATTCGGTTGACGACGACTCGATACCGTTCTAGCATGCCTAATGGCATGGTCACACGGGAAGTCGTGGTCTGACGAATCGGTGGAGTTTGAACTTCGCAGGCAAGCGAAGTTGCTCGGGAGGATGCCCACCGCGAACGAACTTGGGCGCATCGGAAGAACGGACTTGGCGATGGCAGTGTCGCGAAGAGGAGGCTTCCGTTTGTGGGCCCGAAAAATCGGCGTCGAGTTGAAGGGCACGGAGACTCATCGCGGAAACTCCGTCGAGGATGCCATGGTCGGGCACTTGGAAAAGCTTGGGTTCCGCGTAGACAGGCAGTCGACTCGTGCCCCATTTGACCTTCTCGTCGACGGCGTGAAGGTCGACGTAAAGTCCGGATCTCAGACTGGACCAAGCGGAGCGCACACCTTCGGTTCGATGAAGGTTCCAGCAACATGCGACCTATACCTAGCCTGCTTCGTCGACAGCATAGGCAGAATCTTCTCTCGGTATTTTATCCCGGCATCAGAGGCGCGCGTGGTGACGCTTTCTATCCGCCCGTTTGGAAAAGGAAAATACGAGCGTTTTCGTGAGGCGCACTCAGAGATAGTGAAACTTCGCAATCCAACGGAGGCACCATGAACCCGACCGCATCGCCCGCCATCGTCCTCAAGCGCACCGACGGAACTGTCGTCGATGTGCCGGGGCTCAACCTCGCCATCGCGCAGGCCATCGCCCCGTGTCTCGGGAAGGGATGGTGCTTCGTGACCACGCGCACGGCCGTCGTCGAGGAGAAGATCGGCGCGGAGGCACCGAAGGCGCCGCGCGTGGAGAAGGAACCGCCGCTTCCCGATGAGGCGGTCATCCGCGACGTGACCGGGCTGTTCGCCGACGGCAAGGGCCGCAGCAAGCGCGCGGCGAAAGAGGCACTGAGCAACTACGGCGTGGACACTGTGGACGGCTGCATCGACTGGATGCGGCACACGGGGCGGCTCACGCTGGAGGGCAAGACGTACAGGGCGGCTCAGTGAGTCTGCCCATGACGTTCCAAGAGACTCCCGAGGTTCCCACTGACGGAGTGTGGCTGATAACTCCGCGCAGGGCGAAAAAGTGGCTGGAGGATTGGAACAAAGGGAACCGACCCAAAAGCAAGAGCAACGTATCCAGGCTCGTAGGAGTACTGAAACGCGGTGAGTGGGTGTACAACGGGGAGGCGATCAAGTTCTCTGAACGGAGACTTCTCGATGGACAGCACTTTCTCACGGCAATTTCGGAGAGCGGCATTGCCGCAGTCAAGATGGTGGTAACCGGGATCGATGACTCTGCGTTCAAAGGGATGGATCGCGCCCTCCGTCGTCGCACGTCTGATGACTTCGCCGAGATGGGAGAGGTCAACGTCACTCAGTTGGCGGCCGTTATCGTGTGGCTTTGGCGTCTGGAGAACGGGAAACTGGAAGTTACCGACATGCCGTCAACGGAGCAGGCTGCGGACGTGCTGGAGCGCCATCCTGACGTGCGCGAGAGCGTCACCCTCCTCGGGACGGACTGGATGCGCAAGTACTCAGGAGGAGCCGTCGCCGCGCTGACGCACTACATCGCAGGGGGAATCGACCGCGAGAAGCGGGATGAATTCTTCCGTCTGCTCGCGATGGGGACCGGGATGGAACCTGGAAGTCCCGTGCTCTGCCTTCGCGATCGATTGATAGAAAACCGAGGAGCCAAGGCGAAGCTTCCGCAGATTCAGAAACTCGCCCTGTACATCAAGGCATGGAACGCTTTTGTGTGCGGACGTTCGGTGCGGTTCCTTCGGTGGCGACAGGAAGGGGATGCGAAGGAGCCGTTCCCGTCCTTCTTGCCGCGAAAGTCCATCAGGGTGACGCCGTGAGCGAGACGGACTACTCCGCGATCCGCGGCGTCAACTGGTCGTCGCTCAAGTACATCTCCGTCTCGCCGCGGATGTACCGCTACCGCCTTGCCAACCCAGAACCGCGGAAGAAGTCCTATGTCATCGGCGGGGCGATTCACTGCATGGTGCTGGAGCCGGAGACGTTCGCGGATCGATACGTGGTCCTCGACGCGGCGACCATCAAGGAGCACGCACCGCCGCGCAGCAGCAAGGAAGGCAAGGCGCTTGTGGCGGAACATCCCGAGTTTTCCACGTCGGCCATGACTTCCGAGGAGTACCAAGCGGCGTGCGTTGCGCTGGCGTTTCCCGGTCGCGAGGCCATCAGCGACAAGCAGTATGACGCCTGCGTTGCGGCAAGTTCAGCGGTGATGGAGCACCGGGTTGCACGCGACCTGCTGCGCGCCGGTATCGCTGAGGAGTCGGTGACGTGGACGGACCCGGACACGGGATTGCTGTGCAAGGGCCGGCTGGACTACCTCCGGCCGGACCTGATCATCGACCTGAAGTCCAGTCGCGACCCGTCGCCCGCGAAGTTTGAGCGGGACACCGTGAATTACGGGTATGCCTCGCAGGTCGCGTTCTACCACGACGGCGCGATGGCTGCGAAGCGGTGCACGGGTGCAAGCCTGCCGCACATCATCGCGGTCCGCGCGAAGGACGACTTCGACGTGGCGTGCTTCCGCCTCACACGAGAGGCTTACGAGACGGGGCGGGCCATCTATCGTTCGCTGCTGCAACGGCTGGCAGAGTGCACGGCGGCGGACTACTGGCCCGGTGTTGCGCCGGAGCTTCGCTCGCTGGAGTTGCCGCCGTGGGCGGTGACGCAGATCATCGACAACGAACCGGATGGAGACTTCTGACCATGAGCGAACCTCACGACGGCAAGGCGATCACCATCGTCGAGCACGCGGCGAATGCGGCGATGTCCCCCGTGGTTGCGATGGGCATGCGGATGCTCGCGCAGAACCCGAACCCGGAGACGCTGCGGGAGCTGCTGGCGGTACAGAAGGATTGGGAGGCGAACGAGGCCCGCAAGGCGTTTGCCGCTGCGCTCGTGGCCTTGAAGCGCGACCTGCCGACGGTCATCGACCGTGACATGAAGGTCGATTTCACCAGTGCCAAGGGGCGAACGCACTACACGCACGCCTCGCTTGCGGGGGCCATGGACGCGATCACGGGTCCGCTCACGCAACACGGCTTCTCCCTCGCATGGACCCCGACCACGGGCAAGGACGGCGTGTCGGTGACGTGCCGCCTGACGCACGCGGCCGGGCATCGCGAGGAGTGCACCATCAGCGCGCCGCCGGACACGAGCGGGAGCAAGTCTCCGGCTCAGGCGGTGGCGTCCACCATCACGCTTCTCCAGCGGTACACGGCGCTTTCGCTGCTCGGCATCGCCACGGCGGACATGAAGGAACCTGCTGGCGAGGAGCGCGCCGCTGCGCCGTCGGATGAAGTGGACAGCGCGCGCAACCTTGCGGCCGTCGGTTGGCTCACCAAGCAGGGCAAGTCCCGTGTGGACGCGGAGCGGTTCATCGGGCGGCCGGTTGCCGAGTGGACGGCATCGGACCTTCACCGCCTGAAGGCGTGGGGTGCACCACAGCGTGACCCCAACACGGGAGAGCCCATCCCTGAGCCAGGCGCCAACGGGTAGCCGTGTCCCGTCATCCGTGCACCATCTGCGGCCGGCGTCCCTGCCGGTCCCCCGAAGCCTGCGCCGTCCTCAAGCCTTCCTACTTCCGTCGCCGAGAGATAGAACGCCGTGAGGCTGCGAAGGTGGCCGAGCGGGAAGCGTGCACGATCGGCATCGACCGGCGCGGGCTCGACTCCGACAAGTTGCGCCCTCGCCCTCGTCGGTGAGCAAGCGCCCGCTGAAAGACTGTTGACAAGGCACGGGAAGATGGTAGGTTGAAGGCATGAGCGACAACCTTCTGACCCCTGAGAGCGGCATCGGCGCTGGCATCCTCCACCGCAGCAGCATGGACTTCGCATCCCGCGGACCGTGGCTGTTCGTGGGAGTTGCGTGGGGCGATGCGGTCGATGGCCCTTCCGATGGAGAGCCGACGCAGCCGCACCATCGCCCGCGCGGTGGAACCTGCGCCATCTGCGGCGCGGCCATCGTCAACATCGTGGACGTGAAGCACAAGGCGACCGGCGAACTGGCGACGCTCGGCGTCGACTGCGCCGAGACGATGTGGAAGAACGCGGCGATGCCGAAGAATCTGGCCGCGTTCAAGAAGGCTCAGGCTCCGCACGAGAAGGCCAAGCGCGAAGCCGCCAAGGTCCGCAAGATGGCCCGCGATGCCGAGCACAACGTCACCAACGAAGCCGCCGCTCTCGCCACGCTTGACCGCCTCGCGACGCTTCCCATGGGGCACTTCGCCCGCGGGTTCGGCGTGTCGCTGGCCCGCAGGATGCGCAAGGGAGAGCAGCGCGGGATGTCGACGGCACAGAGGAACCTCATGGAAAAGCTTGCGATGGAGAACCCGTGACCAGACCACGCAACGCGACCCCGCCGAAATCCGACGGCTGGTCAACCATCAGCGTGCGCATGCGAGTGGAAACCGTGAAGGCATGGCGCAAGCTCAGCCCCGAGGAGAAGGCAAGCGCCGCGGGGAAACTGCGCGCCATCGTTCGGCGCGCAACGGAAGGGAAGGAACCATGAAGAGCAGCGACTTCAGCGACGCGGAGATTCGGGAAATCGCCACGGCGGGATGTGCCGCCGATGGGTGCAGTGACGGGACCAGCGACAGCGACGCATGGGCAACCCGTCTCGTCATCGATGGCAGCGCCGGATTTCACGCTGGATTCTCCGCGGCGGTTCGTTCCCGTGCTGCCGCCATCCTCGCTGCCCGTGCGCCGAAGCGGGAGACGGAGATTCCCAGCCAGTATCTCGGACAGGTCGTTTCCGAGGGTGTGGGCGGCGGCGGACTCGTGTTCGTGTCGCTGAACAACTACACGGAACCCGTATGGCCGAAGCACGTCCCCATCACCATCAGCGTCGTCCCGCCGCAGCCGTCGGCGCTTGACCGGCTGCTGTGCGCCGACGTGATGCGTCACCAGCCCATCGCCGTTCAGCGCGCCATCCTTGACGTGCGGCAGGCTGGCCGCGAAGTCCCGAGCGCGCTCCTGTGGCGCATGGACCTGTCCCGTGAGCCCGGCGCGGCTGCACTGAGAGCCGAGGTGATTGCGGGGAGGATGCGTGCCCGTGGGTGGAAGGCGGCGAGGGAATGAGAACCGCCCTCTCCATTGCCTGCTCCCTGCTGCTCGTGGCGGGGTGGTTCGCGGGGCTCGTGGCGGTGGATTGGATGACGAGGAGACGACCGTGACGAGCTACGACGACAGGGCAAGAGAGATCGTGCGAGACATTCGCCCATACGGTGAGCCATGGGATTGGAGCTACGCCGAGGCGCTGACCGCCGCCGTCCTCCGCGCCGCCGCTGAGCTTGCCCGCGAGGAGATCCGCGCCGCTGCACAGCTCGTTGCCTCAAAGCCCGTGGCGGGGGAGTGGTTGCGCCGCGACGATGACTGGATGGAGCGCCGAGTCAACGGCGAGATGGTGGCGTGGGTGTCGCCGCGTGGTGCGTGGTGCGTAACGCGAGTGCAGGACACGAAGCCGATCCTGGAGTCCGCGTGCTCCACCGTCCCCATTGCCATGCTCGCCGCCGACGCCTGGGCTCGCGACAACGCGCACCTTCTCGACTGGACGTTGCCGCCCGCCCCGGTGCAGCCGGTGGCGCCGCGGGAGTTGACCCCCGCCGAGGTGGAGGAGTGTGTGCCCTCCGCGCCCCGGCACGACGCGGGGACGGGGGACGAGGGGGTGGGAGACGTGATCGCCGACATGGAGCGCATGGCGTCGCTGTCCCCCGCGACCGCGCTGCCGTGGCGAGCCAACATCGCCGCCGTCTCCCGCCTCGCCGCCGACGTGGAGCGGCTGACGGCATCCGAGGAGCAGGCCCGCGCCGCGGTCCTTCGAGCCGGCCGCGATCCGAAGTGGGCCGCCATGTACGCGTGGCTCGACGACAACAAGGACGCGGCGGTCAAGTCGCTCAGCGACACCACCGGCGCACAGGAAGTGGAGATCGCCTCCCTCCGCGCCCAGCTCTCCGCCGCCTCCGACCGCTACGCCCGCGCCGTGGCGGAGTGGGACGAGGTGAGGGGGCGGCTGGTGGGGGTCATCAAGGAGAAGGACATGCGTATCGCCGAACTGGAACGCGAGAACGAGCAGGAGCGGGAGTGGGCGGCAGCGACGGCGGACGAGAAAAACGACGCGCGCGGTTGATTTCTGCTTGACGTGGTTTCAAGACGGGGTTAGGTTAAGGGCATGGAGGTAACTGACATGGCGACCACCGCAAAACCAACCGCCGCGCAGCTCCGCGTTCTCAGTGCCGTTGACGCATGCACCACACCGGACGACCCGACGGACGCATGGGGCGAGGTCTACTCGCACTTCGAGAGCAAGCGCGGCACTCCGCCGGAGTTCGAGATGCGCAACTTCGACCGCTCCTCGGATGCCTGCGAGCGGCGTGGTTGGTTATCGGTAGCTCGCGACGGGAGCGGCCACGTCCTGATCAGTCTCACGGATGCTGGGCGCGCCGTGCTCGCCGCCGGGGCTCGCCCGTGAGCGCCGTGGAGGCTGCAGCCGTGCGACTGCGAGAGGCCGCGTTGAAGTGGGTCCGCGCCATGGAGGCCGACTCCATGGACGGCGCGGACCCTTCCCAGCCGCTGTCCCGCTCCGTGCGGGCAGACCGACTGCTGCAAGAGGCTGCGATCGCATATGCCCGCGCTGCGAAATCGAGGTGATACCGTGTCCCATGCCCAAGACGACCAAGACCCACGGCGGAGCCCGCAAGGGAGCCGGCCGCCCCAAGACGAGCGCGGGGTGGGCCACGATCTCGATCGCCCTACCGCGCCCGATCGTGCAGGCGTACCGGGCGCTGCCGGAGGAGCGGAAGGCGGAGCTGCGGGCGAAGGTGAAGGCGCTGCTGGAGACGATGCTGCCGATCTGATCGCGCACCTCGACGCCAAGCTCTCAGCCGCCCTCGCCGACGTGGTCCGCCTCAAGGCCGAGTTGGCGGCTGCCGAGCACACGGTTGACTGCTGCTGCGGCCACAGCGGGACGCAGCACCACGAGGAGAATGGCACCGGCGCGGCGCGGGAATGCCTCGTCGACGACTGCCAGTGCGATCAGTTCAGCAACGTGCACATGGCGTTGACGGCTGCCCAGTACGAGCGCGACGAGGCGCGGGGCAAGGCGCTGGAGGAGGCGGCACGGGTGGTTGAAGCGCGCGCCACCTCTGCTCAGGTCAACGCAGATCGACGCATCAATCGCGGCTTTGACGACGGGCTTGCTCGCCAGTGGGAGAGTGAGGCCGCGATGATCTCCGGGATAGCTCAGGCGGTGCGTGCCCTCGCCGCCCCTGCCGCGAAGGGAGGCGCGTGATGGCGACCTGCAACGGGACGACCGAGTGCGAGTGCGAGGAGACGGCGTGCCCTGCGTCGGAGGACGGCGGGCACTGCGAGTGCTGGTGGGAGAACGAGGGGTGCCACCGCTGCGGCGATCCGCCGTGCGCCGTCCTGGCGCGGTTCATGGCAGCCGAGGATGCCGCCTACGCAGCGATGGACACCCCCGCGCCCGACGCGGGCAAGGAGTAACCAATGCCGTACTACGATCGCTGGAATCAGGAGAACCGTGACGCCTTCCGCCAAGGCGAGCGCGACGCCGAGTGGAGCGGACACCGGCGCCACGAGTTCGATTACGACCGCTTCTCGCAACAGGGTGCCGCCTACGAGGACGGGTTCCGAGAGGAGCAGCGTCGAATCGAGCGGCGGGAGGAAGAGCGGCGCGAGGAAGAGGCGGCGGAGCGGCAGGCGCGCCGGCGAGCGGAGGCAGCTCGACTCGACGAGGAGGCGCATTGGGCGTGGATGCACGAAGAACAGGAACGAACGCCGCCCGACGAGGAAGAGTCGGAGCCCGACGCGGGCAAGGAGCCCAACGAATGAGCACGCTCACCTACCGCACCTGTGCCCCCGGCGACCTCGCTCCTGGCGAATGCACCATCCGCCGGACCATCGACGAGCACGGCGAGCACCTGCGCCTCGTCATCTGCGCCCGCAACACCGACGGCCAAGCCGACCTCATCGGGGCGCCGATCGCGGTGCGCAGCGGCCCGACCGAGATGCCGCGCCGAACGTGGGGCTTCGGCCGCACGGCGCCGGGCATCTGGCAGGTCTCTCCGTCGATCGACGCTGGCTTCTGGCATGAGACGCCCGCCGTCGTGGGCGTGCCGCCGGAGATCGAGGCGATGCTCGACGGTGCACAGCGTGCGCGCGAAGTCGAGGATCGCGCCGTCATCGAGAGCCAGTGGGACGACGCGGGCAAGGAGGACTGACAATGGCCACCGATATCGACGAGCTGCGGCGGCTACGCGCGTCTGGAACGCAAGGGGAATGGCACGCGCATTTGGCTCGTTGGTACTCGTCTGTGATGGTGAACAGTCCCGACGGCCCATCCGAGATTGCAAGCGGCGAATTGAACAAGGCCGACGCCTCCCTGATCTGCGCCGCCGTCAACGCCCTGCCGTCCCTCCTCGACGAACTCGCCCGCACGCGCGCCGAGCTTGCCGCCGTGAGGGAGCGGCTGGGGATGGCGACGCACTTCCGGTTCACCGAGGGCGCCGTCTACTACGTCATCAATCAGCAGGCGTCTGACGACAAGTGGTGCGTCATGCGCTGGGCAAAGGACGGGAACCCCGATCCCGACGTGCTCAGCCCCAGCGGTGAGTGGACGGAACAACTGAACTGCGCATCGGTGGGCTGCTGCGGCGGTTGGTTCGACACATCGGACGCCGCCTTCGCCGCCCTCGCTGCGGCGCGAAAGGAGACGCCGTGAGCCTGTTTCGCTGCGAGCAGTGCGGCACCATCGAGAACACGGCGACCTCGCGCTACTGGTTCCGCAACCACGCGGGCGAGAGCGGCAAGGCGCTGTGCTCCGAGTGCGACCCGAAGATCGGAAAGTGGCACGGCATCTTCCCGCGCGAGAACGCGGACGAGGCGGGCTACGTCACCGACGCGAACGGCTACCTGACGCGGAAGGTGCGCCCGTGACGGACCGGGAGACGGCTGAGCGCACAGACCGCACTGCAAAGGGAGGCGCATAGCCCCGTGACACGCCTCAAGGCGTTCGTTTGAATCCGCGAAGTTAACAACCGGAGAATTTAACGAGCCATGAAACTCTGCATCCACGTAAGACCGCGAGATGATGGGCAAGGTTGGGCCGTTGACGTGTTCGACGGACGCCGCGCTTGGACCAAAACCCACCTCGGAGAGCAGCCCTTGAACAAGGCTGAGGCCCACAGGCTGGCTCACAAACTCCGCGACCCGAAATTTTACACCGCACGAACGAAACGCGCGGTTAACAGCCTGACCGTCGAGCGCGGGCCGAAGGTGGTGCAGCATGAGTAGCACCGGACACGAGTGGGCGCCGCACGAGCGCGAGGGTTGGTCTGTCTGCTCGCGTTGCGGCATGGTCCGCAACTACGACCGCGAGACGACGACGTGCAGCGGCGCATTGCCGAAGATCCGGCAGCGCAGCGAGATCGAGGACTGCGGCCAGGATGGCGTGTGCAAGCTTTCTCCGGGCTGTAATCGGCACTGGGAGGAGCGGAACCGTGAGTTGCTTCGTGAAAACGAAGTCCTGCGCTCGAACAGCGATCACCTCAGTTCCGAAAACGCCTCGCTAGCCAGACAGGTCGAGTCGATGGCGATGCGCATCGAGAGTCTCGCTGAGGAGCTGGCCAAGCCGGAGGACGTGAGGCTGCGCGAGGTGCTCGATGCGCTCGACGGGCGCGCAGTCATCTTCGACGGCCTGGGGGCGCGTGTGACGCACTTGCTCGACGAGATGGACGAGTGGATCGCCCGGGCGGGCGAGACCCAGAGGCTGCTCGACGCGGCTGTCTGCTGCTTGCACCGCTCCGCATACAAAATGGACGAGCACACATACCAGGAAATGGCGTCGGCGCTTGAAGCGCCTCCGCGGGAGGCGTGATGGACCGAACCTATCGTGACTCAGACGGCAATCGCGTGGACCTGGCCGTGCTTTGTAGGAGAGAGCCAGGGTGGGCCACGAATCGCATCCTGGAACTGACCCGCCAAGTGGACGAGCTGCTGCGCGGAAACGACCAAATGCGACTGCTTGCGCAGCTTCCGCTGCCGCCCGATGTGGTCGCCAAACTGCGCGAGGCCGACCGTCTCCGCAAGCTGTTCGACGACGCAGGAGAGGGGCAATACAACGTGCTGAACCTCGTCGAGAGTTATCAGCGCGCCTCGATGGACGCCGACGAGCGCCTCCGTGCGGTCCGCAGGCTGCTCGAAGAGAACGGCTGCGATTGCCCATGTGACCACCATCCGGACGAGCGTGGCCCCGACTGTGAGGTGTGCCTCGCGTGTCGCATCGGAGAGGCGGTCGGAACGTGAGTTCGTGCAGAGCAACGAATGCGAAGGGTCGCCTGCTCTACGTCGCGATCTTCGCCCTCGCCTGCGTCGTCGAGTGGGCGGCGCAGCAGGTCAAGACGTGGGCGGGGGACAAGATCGTGGACAGGCGCCCACCGACTCATTGAACCGCCGTCAGTGACGGCAGAAAGGCAGCACATGAACAAGGAATTCGAGGTCCACAAGCTCAACGACAAGGGGATGCGGCTCGCCACGGAGATCGCGGCGATCTTCGATGGCTGCCTCAACCAGCTCTCCACGTACTGCGCGCCCGGGCGTGAGTGGTCGCTCGTGAGGACCAAGATGGAGGAGGCGTGCTTCTTCGCCAAGAAGGCGATGGCGAGCGACGGAGCCAACTGCGCCGGCAGTCCCGCGCCCGACGGGACGCTCGTGGAGGGCGTCGGGCTCGTGGAGAGCCGGTAGATGAGCGACGCGCGCGAGCTTGCCGCTCAGTGGAAGGACCGGGCCGACGACTGCGGTAGGCTCGCGCGCAGCGTCCTGGGGTCCGAGCTTGCCGCCGCCCGTGCCTCCTCCCCGCCCTCCCCGGGGCTCGTCGAGGCGGCGCGCAGCCTCGCGGCGATCTCCGTGTCTGATCACGTCTACGAGGGCTTGTGCCCCGACGAGTTGCAGCCGGACGCGCGTGACCCCGCGTGCCCGATGTGCCGCGTTGTCGACGCCATTGCAGCCCTCCGCGCCGCGCTGCCCAAGGAGACGCCATGACCCACGAGCAGAGGAAGGCAGTAGAGCGCCTGACACAGCACGTTGAGGCACGCACCGCGCGGTACGGGACCAAGCGCGACGACGCCTTCACATCCGTCACCTTCGCCGACCTCCGTACCCTCCTCGCCCTGGTGCGCCCCGTGGCGAGCGTGGAGGGCGAGATCACGCGCATGCACCGGGGCGTGGTTCTCGTCGACCTCGGCAGCGACATGATCTGGCTGCCAGAGTGGCCCGGCGCCACGGTCGGCCAGCGGGTGCGCGTCGCGGTGCATGCCGTCGACGCGGGAGAGGAGAAGTAACGATGCCGATCGAATACCAGACCTTGAACGACGGATGCTCCGGCGATGGCACGGGACTCGATGCCGCGCTCGTCGATGGCACCGTGCTCGTGTGGGAGGAATACGACGACTCGGAGGGCTACGGGCACCACAGCGCCGACGCCGTGTTTCTCCTGCCCGACGGGAGATACATCCACGCGGAGTGCGGCGGCTGCTCGTGCGAGGGCAGCGGCTCGTGGGAATACTGCGCGAGCGAGGAGGAGGCGATGCGAATGATTCCCGCGTGGCGCCGTGCCGAGCTCGAGGTGCGCCGTGGATAACCCCCGCGAGATGGCGGAGAGGCTGCGACGGGAGCACGACAGCGAGTGTGACGCCGTGGAGTGGAACCAAGCCGAAAGGCGTGCGGCTGGGCTGGGGGACGCCGCGTGTCACTGCCCTGCCGACGCCCACAACGCCCAGCTCGACGCGCTGCTTGCCGCCATCGACGAGGAGATGCGGCACGCGGATAGGCTGGCGGAGGCGCTGGAGGGCGTGCAGTACGGCGTGCCTGACACCGAGGACGGGGACGGCATCTGCCCTCAGTGCATGAGCGACCCGCACACGAAGGGGTGCGATGTGAAGGATGCCCTCTCCGCCCACCGCGCGCGTCGAGGTGGCCAGTGAGCGACGAGAGGTGCCCGCGGTGCGACCGTCCCGTCGCGCCTCAACGCCTGTGGGACACGCACGGAACCGACGGAAACGGCTGCACCTGCGCCGAGTGCATGGCTCACTGCTGGGGCGATGGGTGCACGGCGCTGGACTGGCGCGCGCTCTACTTCCTCGCCGCCGAGCGCGCCGCGTCCCCGCCGCAGGAGGTGGTGGAGGCGGCAAGAAGGATCGGGGAGTTGGCGAAAGGCGCGTCTCCCGGTCCGTGGCTGGTGTCCAGGCAGCGCACATGCGTCGACACGGGCATGCTGGCCAGCAACGGCGAGGTGTGGGACGGCTACAGCATCCACCCTCATTTCTCCGTGGAGGGCGACGATGAGGACCTCGCGCAGTGGTCCCGTGACGCCGCCTTCATCGCCGAGTGCCGCACGCTCGCCGTGGTGCTCGCGGAGTTCGTGAGGGGAGGCGACAAGTGAAGCGCCTACGCAGGTTGCTCCGCTGGCACCCGCTCAAGCACGAGGTGCGCGAAGCGTTGCAAGAACTGCAACGGTTCAAGCGGCGACGCGAGCAAGCCGGAGCCGGCGATGATGACGGCGAGAAGCCAGCGCAACCAGACGTGGTGCTCGCGGAGTGGGTCAAGGGGGGAGGGCGATGAGCCGCTACTTCACTGACAGCGATAAGGCGGACCACCTGACTGCCATCCTGCGCGAGCACGGAGAGGGCATGGCAGGGCGCGCCCTCGCCGAAGCGTTCCATGAGAAGCGATTGAATGACTGGATCGCTCTCTACGGGATAAAGCGATCACAGGCGAGCACGGTTGACATCTACCGCCTGCTCGGGAAGGCACAGCGCGGGCACCGATTCGAGCGTCCTCCCGGTGCGGACCACGAGTCGCTATGGAACCTCGATGGCAAGCCAACCCTGTACGTGATGCAGCCGTATGGACTCGACCCCCACCAACTGGTCCATTGGTGCGACGCCATGGGGCTCGTGGCGAAGGTCGATACGTGGCCCGCGTGGCACTTCCCCGGACACGTCGTTGATGTCCAGATCGCCACGCCGGACGGCTGGTCGCGACTCAGGCAAAGCCGAAACTTGCGGGCGCAGGTCCGCGCCATGACCGGCGGGGGAGGGCGGAGATGAGCAAGGTGCTGTGCCGCATCTTCGGCCATCGGTGGGTCTGTCAGCCGTGCGGGGAACCCATTGACAGCGAGTGTCGAGGGCGTGGCCTGCTGTGCGACCGCTGCGGCAAGGAACGTCCACCGCTGCCGCCGAACGCACTGCCCAACCTGGAGCACTTCGCCCGGGAGATCTGGCGCCACGTCCGCAACTGCAACTCCTGCACGAGCGGCACGCTGCTGTACGGCAAGTGCGAGTGGATGGAGCAGCTCTACGCCAGCATCGATGAGTTAGGCCAACACCGTGCGGCCCGGGTCGCGGGATGGAAGCCCACCTCGGGGCGGCGGGGGTAGCGACGTGGCATTCATACTTGGATGGGTGTTGCTGTTCCTGAACATCTGGCACCGAGAGGACTACGGCGCCGCGCTGATCGGCGCCGTTCTAATCCTCGCCGATTCGGTCGATGACGTGTACCGCGCCGTGCGCAAGGTCTAGACCGTCGCCGTCCCCGTGCGAAGCGCAGCGACCTGCGCCGAGATTTCTTCTGGCGTGCGAGGCCATCCGCGCGAGGTTCCCGGCCACAGCGTCACAGCGACTCCGGCACCGGTTCCCCCATGGCGCGGAGACTCAGGGATGCCGAGCGCACGCGCAAGGGCGATGCTCCCCTCCCCGATCTTCCCGCGCGGGCCAACGTCTGCGATGATGGCCGCCGTCGACTTGCCGCGAAATTCCACCCATGCCACGTCGCCAAGCCCGACGCCAAGCGTGAGCAGTTCACGCGGGACGGCGAGGTACGGCACGGCGTTGCTGTTCACGTATCTGCGCGGGTCGGTGATAGCCCTGCTTCGGTCAACCAGCGACGTGGGAGACACGTAGAATCCGGGGCACGGGTCACCGGGTTTCTGGATGACCGGTTGGCCACCCACGGTGACAAGCCCCCACCAATTTCCGGGTGCGCCCGCGTTGGCGAGGAAGTCCCGGCCTGACTTGCCGTCGGGGTGGTAGGCGTCGGGGGCGCCGTCGCCATCGATGCGCAAACCTCCGACCCATCGGAAGGCGAGCCCATCGCGCTCGACGGGGATGCCACCGATAACGGCGATGGTGCTCACGGGTTGCTACTCGTGGACGTGAGGCGCCCGATAATCAGGTCGAAGTCCGAGCGCCAAGGGTCCGTCGAAGCCATGGAGTCGCGCCAGTTGGCGAGGTAGTCCACCATCCCGATCGGGATAGGCGGCGGACCTTCTGGGGGAGGCGGGGGAGGCTCACGCGGGGTTCCGGGGTCGGTGGGCATGGCTATCTCCATTCGGGCAACGCCTGCCGGTCGCCCGGCTGCGGTCCCTTCGGTGCGGGTTGCGTGCGTTCGGGGGATGGGATGGCGGGGCGGTTCGGAGGAGGGGGAGGCGGGTCCGGCTTGCGCGTGCGCTTGGCCGGCATGAACACGAGGAAGATGGCTACCGCGATGGCTCGCATGGCCAGCCGCTCTCGGGAGTGCAGTGGGTGGCAAGGCGGGAGTGTCGCGCGCCTGCGTCTACGTTCGCCTCCTCGACGCGAGGAGCTACGGCGAGGAGTGCCAGAAGGGCTCCGATGAGCGCGCCGATGAGGACCAGCCAGAAGGCGCCCACGCGGTTAACCTCCATCGTCCGCGTCGTCGGCCTCGGAGTCGGGCGAGTCGCCGATGCGAGCAAGGTCCATCCGTCGCTGTAGCCTGCGGATGAAGGAATGGTGGCGCCGATAGTCCGTCTCCAACTTCTTCACGCGCCCCTCAAGAGCATGGGCCGATGCTTCGGTCAAGACGGGATTGTGCTTCTCCAGCGTCGCGGCGAGACTGTCCACCTTCCCGGATAGCGCGTCGATCGCCGCGCCCATCTTTGTCTCGGCAACGGCGCGCGCTTTGTCCTGACGGAACATCCATGCGACGACGGCAAAGAACTGCACCGCCAGAGCGCCTGCGACGACTTGGGCCAACCACAGCGGGATGGTCACGTCCTACTCTCCGTTGACGTTGCCGACTGCATCGGCGATGGCAGCAGCGTCGTCCGCCTTCACGCGCGCCCGGAGCGCCCCCAGGTCCGCGAGAAGGGCATCGATGGCTGCATAGGCTTCCGCCTTCGCCTGCTCGTGGGACACGCCTCCGGCCAGCAGTCCAGAGACGACGGGCGCCAGCGACGAGATGAGCGTGGCGATGAGGTTGACGATGGCGGTCGCGTTCATGGTGTGCCTCTCAGTTTCGCGATGGCCTGCATGACACTGGCACCGAGGGCCAGTATCTTCGCGGTCAGCGCGTCCGTCAACGCTCGGTCGGCGTCCGCCTGCTGTGCAACGTGGGCTGCCTCCGTGAGCGCAGGAGCAAGCGCGTCGATACGCTCAAGCACGCGGTCCCGCTCGACGGAGTAGGGCGCCAGTGCGGCAAGGAAGCACGCTTCGGGCGAAGGTGCGGACTTGCACTCGGGGTGCGCGGTGAGAAGCGCCCGCTTGTGGTCGTGGTCGTATGTCTCGAATGCCGCGATGGCCGCCTGTCCCGACTGCGCGGCGGCCTTCAGCGCGGGGTACGGAGTCGCGCAACCGGAAGCGAGCAGGAGGACGACAAGGGCGCCCCTCACGGCTGCACTGCGGGTGCCGGCTTGTTCCACCCCGCGCCGAAGAACAGAGAACCCATCCCGCCGGCCACCTCGGAAAGCACTGTGATCAACTTGATGGCGATGTGCCCGTCCGGCCAGATCTGCCCATGGATGAGCGCGGCGCAGACGAGGACGACAAAGGCACACCACAAGGCGGGATTTTTGAGACGGTCCATGTGCTGTTCTCCTCAGTAGGACCACGCCGCATCCAAGCCGCATCCATAGGCGAACGACCCATAGATGACATGCGCTTGCGTCGTGGAACTGACCAACTTGTCGACAATCGTGAGCGGGGCTGCGGAGCCCGTCCCCGATGCGGTTCCCCATCCCGCGTCGGCGGTCGGAGTTCCCGAGACGGAGGTGATGACACCGTTGCCGCCGAAGTAGCCGACGACAAGACGGTTGGCAGCGATGGTGAGCGAAGCGGCGTAGATGTCTCTGAAGTTGCCTTGCGTGCCGCCGTTCGGCGAGCCGTTTCCGCCCGTGTCGTAGGTGAACGTCACGCCAGTCCACTGCGTTCCGACCACGTAGACAGTGGTTTCCCCGCCTCCGGCCGAGAGCTTGATGACGAGGGTTCCCGACCCGGTGATCGCCAGTTCCACAAGGTCGGCGGACCCGTAGGTTCCATCGATGAAGTTGACCCGCGTGGTGACCGTCGCCGTTGCAGTGTTCCCGCTGCCGTTGGCGGTGACCGTCGGGGTCGATGAGCCGCCGTTCACGAGCTGCTGCACACCGACTACCACGAGATCGCCAGCGGTCACGCTACCGATGCTGTAGTCGATGGCGCCGCCGGACAGGGACAGCGGCGCGGAACCAAACCGCTGCACGTTGGTCGGCGACCCACCGCCAGAAACGACGGCGCGGCGCGGACCGATGCCCCGTCCGCCGAACTCCGGCGCACGGGGTGCCCACGGCATGACCCGCCGAGAGGGGACAAGTAGCCCGCTCTCGGGGTCGTGGTCGAAGCGACGGCGCATCATCTATCGACGGGGAGCCACGAGCCCCTGATCGATCATTGCCTGCACAATGGCCGTGAGCGTGGAGATCGCCGCAGGGTAGTTCTTCTCGTTGTCCTTCGGCGGGGTCCAGTTGAGCTGCTGCTTCCGGTCGGAGTCGGAGAGAGTCACGCCGTCCGGGGCAAGCGTCAGAGTGCGAGGACGTCCGTTGCCAAACGGCAAATTGTCCTCGTCGGTGAACGACAGAGAAAACGCCCCGTCGGTGCCCTTCTCAAGCTCCACGTAGAAGCGCGCGGCGACGGACGCCACGGCCACTTCAACGGGAGCGACCTTGATATTCCACGCCATGTGCGCCTCCTAGATCCAGAATCCCGTGACCGTCCAACGGATGATTCCCTGCGTGCTGATGGTGCCCGTGTTCGCCACGGCGAGACGGACGATGATGGTGTTGGTCGCCGACAGATAGGCGTTGTACCCATCGTTGGCGATGAACGCGGATCCAAGGGTGGACAGTGTGAACCCGTACCGCGTTCCCGTGCTCGTCGCCGTGGTCACGTTCTGCGACGTGAGGAAGTCGGTTCCGCCGGCAGAAAGCCCGACGGTGACGTTGAAGTTCGGAGAGCCGGAGCCGGCGGCGAGCGCCTGCGTCACGACGCCCATGACGCCCGTGCACACAAAGGTCGTGTGATTCGTCGGAGCCGTCGGGACCGTGTAGATGGTCGTATCGACGTTGACGTTGATGGTGGTCCCGCTCGATGACGAGACGGCATCGGCGACCACGCCGGGTTGCTGGTAGGACGGTGCCGTGCTGGCACCGTTCGACATGATGGCGTAGCCGGCGGTAGAACCTGCGGCGAGGTTGCTGTACGTGTTGGATGCGCTGGCGTAGAGCACGTCTCCCGTCGTGGCGCTGTTCGGGAGCGTGGTGGTGGACCACACGGGAGCGGTCGAGGTTCCGCCGCTTCGCAGGTAGGAACCGGCCGCCACGTCGGCGAGCCGCGCAAAGGTCGTGGTCGTGTCCGCATAGAGCAGGTCGCCGACCGCCTGCGATGCGATGGCGAGCATGCCCGCGTTGAGCTTGTCGGTGACCGCACCGATGAGCGTGTTGGACCCCGCCACGACGGTCTGCCCGGTGACCATCGACAGCCCGCCGTCGAAGCGCGCCTTGTCGGCCTGCACCCACAGCGCGTATCGGTTGGTCAGGGTGGCGTTGGTGCCGGCCGCCGGAGCGCCAGTGATCGCGAGGGTCGCCGCGTTCGTGATGGTCGAAGCGCCGACGAATCCATAGGTCGGCGCCTGCACCAACACCGCGCGCTGAGTGGTGAGCGCACCCGTGGCGAACTGCACCGTCCGCGCAAGGTTCAGGTTCGCGTCGCTGGCCTCGGTCGAAGCCGCAAGCGTGGTATGAGCACCTCCCGTGACCAGAAGCGCCGTCGGGCTGCCGCTCGTGGCGACTGCCTGAGTCATGGACAGCTCGCCGAGAACGGAGGGCGCGGCGACGTTCAGGCCGAGCGACCCATGACGCACCGTCGAGGCCGTCCCGATGTCCTGTGGCGTCGAAAGGGTGATGCTACCGGCGCCGTTCGTGACGGTGATCTGGTTCGACGTGCCGGTCAGTGCCGCAAGCACCGGGTCAGCGCCGGTGGACCCGATCGGGAGTTGCCCGTTGGTCGCAACGCCCAACGCCGTCGGAGCCGATGCGCCGTTGCCGACGTACAGGCTATGAGCCGTGAGCGTCGCGAGCCCGGTCCCTCCGTTGGCGACTCCGACCTGCCCCGTGATGCCGATGGTGACCGCGCCCGTGGCACCCGAGACGCTGATGTTCGTGCCGGCGACGGCGGAGGTAACTCCCGTGTTGTTGACTTGCAGCGACCCCGCACCGGTTGTGATGCTGATGCCGGTGCCGGTGCCAAGCGTGGCCCATGCGGGGTCCGCTCCGGTCGAGCCGACGATGAGTTGCCCGTTCGTTCCCACGCCGAGCGACGTGGGCGCAGACGTGCCGTTGCCCACGTAGGGGGCATGGGCGGTAAGGGTGGCGAGTCCCGTGCCGCCACCGGCCACCCCAAGCGTCCCGAACGTCATCGGGGACGCACCGCCGCCGGCCGACAGCAGCGGTTGCCCCGAGGTGCCCGCACTGGTCGGGAGGTTAAAATTGTAGGTTCCCGCCGCCGCCTGCGGGGAGATGGTCACCGTTCCGCTTGTGTTGCCCGCCAGTGCAAGCGAGCCAAGCGTGGTGCCTGCCACCCCCAGAGTAGGGGTTGCGGTGAACGCAGGGTCACTGGAGGCGCCTTGGCCGGCAAGCACGGTGCCCGCGGCTGCCGCGGCAAGTTGCGTCACGGCAGACGTGCCGTTGCCGATGAGGACACCGTGCGCCGTGAGCGTGGTCTGCCCGGTGCCGCCCTTCGCCACCCCCACCGTCTGGAGCATCGCGTTCGTGATGCCCGCAGTGGCGATGCTGATGTCCGTTCGGCTGGCGCCTGAGTTGTCCGCGACGGTGAATTCCGCCGCGAAATTCATGGTGGACCGCTGCGTAACGGGCGTGCCGGCGGTGTCAATCGTGGCGTATCCCGAGGCGCCACCGCTTGAAGCGATGGTGATAGAACCGCCAGCGTTGGTGATGGTGACGTTGGTTCCGGCGGTCAGGGTCGCGGGGTTCCAAGTGCCGTCGCTGGTCTTGCCGATGAGCACCTGACCATCCGTCGGCGTGCCGGCAGTGACGGTGTTCCCGCGAATCTTGTTGACGGTGACCGCGCCGAAGTTGCCAGACACGTCCCCGCCGCCCGAACTGCCAAGCGTGATGGTCCCCGCCCCCGAGGTGGCGGTGATGCCGCCGCCGTTCGTGAGGGTGGCAAGCACGGGATCCGCACCCGTCGAGCCGATGGGAATCTGACCGTTGGTCGCCGAGCCAAGCGCGGTCGGGGCGGAAGTCCCGTTTCCGACGTAGAGGCTATGCGCGGTCAGGGTCGTCAGACCCGTTCCGCCCTTGGCGACGCCAACGGTGGCGAGCATGGCGTTCGTGACGCCGCCCGTGGCGATGTTGATGTCGGTGCGAGACTGGCCGGCATTGTCGGCGACGAGAAACTCCGCGCCGAAGTTCATCGTGCTGCGCTGCGTGACCGGGGTTCCCGCCGTGTCGATGGTGGCGTAACCACTCGCACCGCCCGACGAGGCGATGGTGATAGCGCCTGCGGCGTTGGTGATCGTGACGTTGGCGCCGGCCGTGAGCCGCGCAGGAGTCCACGTCCCTCCAGAGCCCGTGCCGATGAGCAGGGAGCCATCAAGAGGTGCGCCGGCAACGACGGGGTTGCCCTGAATCTTGGCGACGGTCGCGTTGGTAGCGATGCCCGACAGATCGCCGCCGACGGACTGCTGTGCGATGACCACATAGACCCCGAGGGAATCCACGTATCGCATGGTGATCGCGTCCACTGCGCCGGTCGCGAGCGACGGCTTGACGACCATCCCCGTCGGCATGAGGACGTTCGTGATGGTCGAAGGCCAAGTGTGCGCCGAGTTCCCCTGCTTCAAGAACAGGGTGCACACGAAACCTTCGATCACGCGCGGCGTGATGGAATCGACGGGAGGGGAGATGGTGATCGAGGTGACGTTGCCACTGGAGACAACGAGGCCGACTTCGCCCGCCGTAACCGGCTGCCACGTCAGAACGCCCGAGGTGGCAAGCGCGGCGACGTGGGTATCGTGCAGGAACGCGCCGCATGCCCTCCAGTACTTGTCGCCGTCGTACTCACCGGCCGCCGCAGCGCCTCCGAGAAGAGTCCCGTAGTGGTGCACGGAATCGTCCGCGTTCCACTCGGGCAGCAGCTTCCACGAGCCGGCGAGCGTGAGCTGCGGCGCGCCGCTACGATACTGCGCCCACCACGCCGCCGAGTAGTCGCCGTTGGGCGACATTTCGAGGTAGACGCTGGAGGTGGTGGCCAGGATGGAGGCCCACCGCTTGACGGGGTTGCTTGGGAAATTCAACTTGGCGTACATGCCAAGCAGGTTGGTCGCGGTGGTGATCTCGTTGGCGAGTTGGAACCGGAATCCGGTTTGGTTCGTTTCGTAGTCCCCCGTCGCCGTGCCGCTGTCGGTGAACAGCAGATACCCCGGACCCGTGGGGGTCGGGGTGGCGGTCATGCCGAGCGCGATGGGAACCGAGGTAAACGCCTTGACCCCGCCGACCGTCTGTGCGTTGGTCAGATCGACGAAGTTCTGCGTCGCCGAACCCGTGCCGCCGTTGGCAATGGGAACGATGCCAGTGAGGCTGATGTTCGGCGAGGAGCCGCCGGAGGACGCAAGCGGCGAGGAGGCGGTGACGGCAGAGACTCCGCCGCCCGTGCCACTGGCGGCCGACGTGATACGCCCCTGCGCGTCAACGGTGATGTTCGCGTTGGTGTACGAGCCCGCGGTGACAGCGGTGTTCGCCAGCGAGATGGTCCCCGCCGTGGTGATGGGCGATGGGGAGGCGGTCAGCCCGGTTCCCGCGGCAACGCTGGTCACGGTGCCGGTGCCGGCGACGGTTCCCCACGCAAGGTCGGGGGGCGCATCGCCAGTGACGATGAGAACCTTTCCGATGTTGCCTTCGAGGGACGGCAGCCCGTAGCCGACGATCTGTGACGGCGTGTAGTTGTCCACGGGGGAAGTCGGCGTGCCGAGCGTTTCGCCCACGACCACGTTGCCCACGATGGTCAGGGCTTCGCGGATGCCGACGGAGGTTGCGGTGATGGAGTAGGTGTAGACCTTCGGCGGGATGCCCTGCGTATCGACCTGTGCGAAATCGAACGTGCAGATTCCGTTGGTGGGGTCCGTGAGGGTAGCGAGTCGTCCCGTGGTGCTCCACGAGACGAACATGACGATCTCGAAACCCGAGATGTTTTTGCCGGTCCCGTCGGCGTTGCGCACGGTGAGCTGCACGACGCCATCGGTCAGCGAGTACAGCGTCCACGTCAGCCCTTGGGCGGGCGTGAAGGGTGCTGCGGTCGGGGAGCCGTCAGGCCACGTCCCTCCGAGGTATGCGATGATGGGTCCGGGCATCGGCTAGGCCCAGAGCCCCCAGACCTGCACCGTTGCGCCGCCGGCAGACTGGCACGCGAGGATGGGGGATTCGCAGAGCTTGAGCCCCTGCACTCCCTGAAGGTCCAACCGCGTGGCGGTGTTGGCCGCAACGGGGAACCCGGTGGCGGTGGTAGCCACGGCATCGCCCGCGGCGTTGTCTACGAGGACCACGAACACGTCGCTCGCCGTGGTACGGATCTCCAGCGCAGCCCACCCTGAGACGTTGAAGGGGGTTGCCGTGGTCCGGTTGTTCTTGGACTGGCCGGCGGTCATGACGATGGAACCGAGCGGAACCATTGGAGACTCCTCAGCGCGACTTGACGCCAGCGGAAACCGGCGCATGTTGACAAGCATGAAAACGATGCTGGTTGCGGTCCTGATGATGGTTGGGTGCGGCGTTGACCCGTCGACGCTTTCCGTGACGGAGTCCGATACTTCCGACATGATGCCTGCCGCCGATCTCGCGCAGCATCCTCGGATCGAGGACTGCACCCTGACTCCCGGCGGGAAGATGTGCCGTGGCGAGGATGCGCGGTTCTAGTGAACCTGAACGACGTAGGACGCTCCGGTCGTTCCTGCCGTCCCGCTCGAACCGCCGGAGGTTCCGGTTCCACCTGCCCCGCCTGCGACGCTGATTTGACTTGACGGGTCGTTTCCCGTGACCTTCCCCCTGTAGACGAACACTACCGCGCCGCCACCGCCACCGCCTCCACCGCCGGCGTTCGCTCCGCCCGATCCAGCCGCGCCGCTTCCGCCGACAGCCGAGATAGACGAAGTCCCGCCGAGGTTGATGAGGCGAGCGCAGATGAGCAGCACGCCACCGCCTCCACCGCCGCCACCGCCGGCACCCGTGCCAGCTCCGCCGCCGCCACCGCCGGACCCTCCCTGCACGACCTTGACACCGGAGACGCCGAAGATGAGCCCTGACGTGAGAGACTGGACAACGTAGATGGATCCGTCCGTCGGCGTCGATGCGGCCGTCGTGGCAGTTCCGGCGGCAGCGCCCGCGCCCGCCCCGTTCCCGCCCGCGCCACCGGCAGCGCCGAGCGCCGACGTGATGCTGCTTCCGGCGGTTCCGTTGTTGGCGCCTCCCGATGCCCCGCCGTCACCGCCTGCCCCGGTCGACGAGAGAAGCACGCCAGCCACGCCTCCCGCAGTGCGGCCGGAGCCCGCGACTCCGTCGCAGGAGATGATGCACCCGGCCGCGCTCATCGTCAGCGTTCCGTTGACGTATAGACGGTATCCGCCCATCTTGAGCGTGACGCCAGCGGAGAAGGTGGCGTTGGTGTAGAACAGATCACGGGTCGCGGTGTACGTCGAGCCGCTGCGAGAACATCCGGTGACGGCTCCGCTTCCGTCGAAAACCGCCGCTCCGTCGGTTCCACCGCCGAAGATGGAGTCGGCGGAGATGAATAGGCGCAGCCCGTCGATCGCGTTCGCGCACGCCCAGAATCCCGTCTTTGGCGTGGTCCCGTCATCGACGATTGATGCGACGTTCAGCGCGTCTCCGTCGTCTGGAACAAGTACGGAGAACGCTGCGGATGGGTCAAATACCGACCCGTCGCCGGTGATGCTAGACGCCATTGGCAGTCTCTCCTAGACGTACGGCGTGACGTTCCACGTCACGACAGATGCAGAACCGCCCCACACGAGGCCGCCACCGCCCCACAGTTGCGAAGGTGGCCATCCCCACATGAGGGCGCCGCTCGGAATCACCTTGATCCACTTCGCCGTCGCCTTCGCAGGCTTCCACTTGTTGATGACGTTGATGATGCCGTTGACTTCGTTCACGTCAGGGTCCGAGACGGTGGTCGGCGGTGAAACGATGCTCGTCCACGTCGGCGGTAGCGGTCCGGGGAAGATGACACCGAAGCGCGACCAGAACCCCTCCGACAGCGGCAGTCCGCCGTTCGCGTCGAAGCGCCACCCATTCGTGAGCGGGACAACCACGAGGCGGTCGAACGGGTCAAGCGACGTGTTCGGGTTCAGGTAGTAGGCCCGGTGCGCCTGCTGCACGATGACGATGGGGATCCCCGGATACAGGACTTCAAGCTGAAGCAGGATGCCGAGTGCCGACCCGGCGCGCTTCCACGCATCCCACGCCAACCGCAGCCGCTCCGCGTAGGCTGCGTCAGACTCGCTGATGCCCCGCTGCAACTGGCGCTCGAATCCGATGGCAACCAGCGCATCCGAAGGGCCGCCCGCGTAGGGCATCCCGACCACGGCCGCACCGCGGGCCGCGTTGCTCACCATATCCTTCAGGTTGCCGAGGACGCCGGCCCAATCGAGGCCCGCTTGGTTCTGAAGCCACGCGGGCAGGATCGATGGCTGGTATTGAGCGAACGAGGACACTATCTACACCGCCGTCCAGACGATGCTGTTCGTGACCGGCGACGGGATGGCATGCGAGGAAAGCGTCTTGTCGACGTTCGCCCCGTTGCCCACGTCCACGTCGATGATGTTCACGGCACCCGTCGCCACGCCGGCCGCGTTGAGCTTCATCGCAAGGGCGACGATCTGCGCGGTTTCGATGGTCCCGCCGATGGCCGTCTCCGTCACGTAAGCGACGATGGCCGCATCCAGGTCCGCGTGGCCACCCACTCTTCCGATGGGATAGGTAGCGTTGGCCGTGATGGTGATGGCCTCGGTGGAAGCGGCGTAGACCACGGGAAGGTCGGTGAGCGGCGCGCGTGCGTCGATGTAGTTCTGCGTAGAGTTGATCTGCGCCGCGGTCGATGGCGCCGAAGGTCCGGCGATGTAGATGTTGACCGTGGCCGCAACGGCGGGGTCCGTCTCCACAAGCACGCGCGTCACCTGTCCCGGTGCACTCTCCTTCGCCCACACGGAGTAGACATCCTCCGTTGGCACGGCGGACAGCGCCGGCCAGCGGGCGAGGATGCGAGCGGCAAGCGACTGCTGCGACTCGGCGTCCGTTCCCTGTGTCGTGAGCCACGTTCCCGGCGACGAGAAGGTGTAGACATCGCCCGCAACGAACGACGGAGAGATGGCCGAGTCGGTGAGCGTCGCCGTCCCGCCGTGACCGCCAAGGTTTACAAGCGGGTTGGATGACCCGTTGCTGCCGTAAGCACCGCCGTCAACGCTTGTGGACGTGGTAGCCACTCCCGCGTCACCGTCGGTGTCCACGCGGATGGAGTAGGAGTGCGATCCCGTCGGAGTGGCCGAAAGAACCACGGTTCCGGTCCCGCTCCCGAGGTGCGAGACGCCAGACCACAAGCCCGGATCGTTGGCGATGGTCACGCCCGGGAGCGGCGTTTGAAGCGTGGTGATGGTGCCGTTCCCGACGTTGCCCGCGATGCCCGCCGTGAGGCACTGGAAGGACAGGGACAGCGTACCGCCGGGCGACAGCGTGCCACCCGTCAGGTTCGTGTACAGCAGGCCATCATCCGAGACGGCGATGAGTTGCCCGATGGCGATGGTGAACGGCCCCGCGGCGGCGGCGCACGTCAGGGTCAGGTTGCCGATGGCCGCGCCGGCATCGTAGGCCGTCAGGTCGTAGAAGTTGAACGCCAGGAACTTCAGCGCCGGGGTTGCCGGGTCCGTGGCGACGGTGCCGGTCAACGCCGCCTGCACAAGCACGAGTTGCACGATGAGCGGGATCTGGATGGACTGGTCGGCAAGGCACGCCGTATCCGTCTCAATCATCGCCCGCTCGGGGCTTGTGGAAGTCCAGTCCGTCGTCGGGAAGTTGCGCCCCTGAAGCTGAGCCAAGGCGATGGCCGTCCACTCGTCCTGAGTGCGAACCGTGAGCAGGTCGGCTAGGGTCGGAACGCTCATGCTTGCCCTTGGCTGAGACGAAGGATGGTGACGCTGAGGCTGTCAACCGAGAGGATGAGCGCGAACGGACCGTCCGCGCCGTCGACGGTGATCTTGATGATGAGGGTTTCCGCCTGAGCGACGTAGGTGATCGACACGGAAGCCGAGTCCACCCGTTCGTCCTTCTGGCACTCGGCGGAGATGTCGCCCTCAGCGCGGGACAGTTCACCGGCAGTGAGCGACCCGCGGAACAACTGGCGCACATCCCACCCGCAGTCAGGATCCCACGCCATCTGACCGCGTGGAGTCTGGAGTCGACGCGCGAGGTTATTCCCCAGGTTGCGGAAACCCGAGGCGTAGACAAAGCGGTATGGCCACCCGCTGTTCACGTCGAGTCCGGTGCCGTAGAGGTTCGGAGTTGCCATGGGTCAGCCTCCGATCTTCACGCCGGCAGAGCCCGCGCCGATGAGTTCGTGAATGGTCAGCGTTCCGCTTCCTGCCGGGATACTCTGGACGCCGGACCCATCGCCGGGGGTGTAGACAATGGACAGGCTCGCCCCTCCGCTGCCGGGAACGAACGTGAACAGGATGGTCCCGTGCGTGATCGCATCGTCCTTCCGCGCCGCAGCCTTCGGGCTGGAGGTGCCGATGGTAATCAGCGACGAGGTTGAGTTGAACTCGAAGGCGACGGCGTAAGGCTGCGAAGGGTCGCCGTTGCGAAACCCGACCAGCACGCGCGAGCCCACGATTCCCTCGACGCTCGAGGATGGCAAGCCGAGGTAGAGCGGAACGGACGTGGGCGACGCAACCTCCGTCGTGTCGAGTTGCACATCCACCTTGCTGCCATCGATGGCAACCACCTTGCCGAAGTAGAGCGCGCACGCATCGACCGTTTTCACGGCCTTGCGGCCCATGAACAGGTTGAGCAGGGCGGACCACGCCGCGTTGAGGCGGTCCACGCTCACGACGGCTGCCACCATGCGCGCGCTGAGAATCCCTCAACAGAAAGCTTGGACTCCACGCGGTTGACGCGGACGGTGCCCGACTCGGCCTCGACGGTCTGACCCGCTTGTAGGGTCGGGACTTGGAATCCCACGTCAAGCCGTCGCTCGCGCGGCTCCTCGCTGGTCACCTGATAGTCCTCGCCGAACGCGGCCCACGTCTCGGGGCCAATCCAGAAGGTGCCATCGGGCAGGAAGCGCCATGAGGTTCCCGCGGGGGCATAGGCCATGAGGGCGCGCACGTTGGCCCCAAGCGACGCCGCGGTCACTGCGAAGGCGGGGAGCGAGACGCCCTTGGCCGTGGCATCCGCCGTGCTCGAAAGCGCCTCGCCGAGCGCGGATAGGGTGGACCCGAGGATGGTCCCCAAGGTCGCTCCCTGCCAGAAGCGGGGCGAACAGGGGGACTGCCAAGCGCCCTTGCCGGCGAGCACGCGAACGTGCGCCGCTTGCGTGTAGTTGCCCGACACGATGGCGGTGCCCGTCAGGGTCAGCGCGCCCCCTAGGTCGATTGTGCACGCGCCGGAGATGGTTCCCGCGCCTGCCACGAACAGGTCGGCATGCCACGCCCCGGTGAGCGGGAAGGTGACGCGCGCTTGCGAGATGGCCCGCGAGTTGACGGTGAGGTAGCTCATCCCGTGGTCGGTGTCAGGGAGACGTTCCGCGACGGCTTCTTTTGTGGACCCTGCGTCGGAGTCACGTTCACCGCCTTGCCGTCTGCCGTGGAATAGTTCGCGTCTGACAACTTGTCCTTGTCGAACTTGTCGTGCACTTCCGACTCTTTGAATGTCGCCACGGCAGACTTCCCGCGGCGGTACTCAAGCATCTGGATCGTTAGCTTCTTAATTTCCCCTTCCCCGTCCATCGACATATCTTCGCAGATGCACGAGGAGACAGAAAAGGCGGTTAGCAGTGGATGTGACACGTCGAACGCAGCATCCGAGTCCGCTCCGCTTTGGACAAGCGCCTTGATTTCTTTCGCTGTCAGTCGCTTCACCCACACAGGGAGAAGCTTCCACATGATCGGCTGAATTTCCTTCCACTGCGCCGGGGTCCAGATGGTCACTTTCATGGTGAACTTCATGGGCTCGTATCCGGCCGTAATGGGAACCGGAGCAGCGCCGGCCGCCTGAATCGTCCACAGGTGACGCGCACGCTTCGGCGTGACGGACACGAGCCCCGGAACTCGGATGCCTCGGATCGTGGCGGTGTCCCACGGATTCTCTTGGTAGAGCCCGTTGAATCCCTTTTCAGGCGGCGGAGCGGCGCCTAATTCGTTGATGCCGCTATACGCACCGGGGTCGTCAAGGCTGACATCGCTATTCCAGAAGGGGACGAGTTGCGGCATTACCCACCCGCCTCGGCAACGAACTGCTCAAGCGCCGACAGCAGCAGCGAGGCGGGCGCCTGCAATTCGACTTCGCGGAGGAAGTCCTGTGCCATTTCAGGAGTGCTCTTGCCCGCGCCGTTCACGTAGACCTCGCCGAACTGGAGGGTCACCGACAATCCACCGCCTCCGCCCCCGCCACCTTCACCCGCGCCGAGACTGCCGCCGCGCTTGAACCCGATCACGTTGTCTTGCGGGTCGATTTCGATGGCCCTGCCGTTGCGCCAGATGAAGTCGTCGGCGCTGCCCTTGGGCTGAGGCGGGCCGCCCGCCTCGGCCGCCTTGCGGGCATCGATGGCGCCCCGCTCCTCGTCGAATCCGAACTTGTAGGCATCGGACCCTTCGGGGAGTTTCAGGACAGTGCCCTGACCGGCTTTCTCCGCAAGCGCCCTCTCGCGAAGAAACTGCTTCGCTGCGATCGAGTTATTCTCGTCGCTGTCGCGCTCGTAGTTTCGGCTGTACCAACTCACGCCAGCGCGATCTAGCAGGTTGTACTTCTCATCCGCCGTGATGTGCGTCGACTTGCCGGATTGGTCTTGAACGTTGATGTCGCTCTTGGACCCGAGAAGCCACGCGGCAGCGTCGACGGCCTTGGCCAACTTGTCGAAGATGTACGAGAGCGCGTTGACGAAGTTGTCGCTCTGGATCGCCTTCACGAATTGGTCAAGCGCCTTGTAAAACGGTTCAAGCGCCCCGTTCGCGGAAAGCTTCTCCCCAAGCAGTTGCGGCAGGTTCGCCAGCCGCTCCAGCGTGGCCGTCGGTGACTGCTGCGCGAAGGCGGCCGACTCCCCAAGTTTCCCCGACGGATTCCGCTTCGCCAGTTCGTCTAGCAGCACGTCATAGACCCGCTGCGCCTTGGCCGGAGAGATGGCGACCTGCTGCTGGAGGTATCCGAGCGCCTCCTCGGGGTTGCGTGAAGCCAGGGGCGCCCCGAGGCGCTTGGCGATGCGGACCTTATCGGCCCGCGACCCGAACCCAAGTGCGTCGAGCGTCCCGCCGCTGATGCTCTGGCTCGTGCGGACCGCCGTGAGGGCGCCGATGGCACCGCCCGCGTCAAGCCCGCGTTGCTTCACGTCGAGGCCAGCGCCGAGAAGGCGCTGCAAGTCCTTCGTCTCGTACCCCTGCTGAATCGCGGGCAACAGCAGGTTGCGAAGTTGATCCTGCGTGTACTGTCCGCCCGATGCTTCCGAGACGCGGCGGATGTACTGGATCGCGTCCTCTCCAGCCTTCCCTCCGAGGTTTGCCTTGATGGCACGCCCCGTCTTGTCCGACTGCGCGCCCACCTTGATGGCGTTCTCCGCCACGGAGTAGAACGCTCCCGCAAGCCGCTCGGCAACGGAGAGCACCGACGACAGGCCATCGGCGACGTTGAAGATCCACCGGCCATCCGCCTCGCGACGGAAGCCGGCGAAGGACTTGAACATGTTGCCCCATTCGGCGGTGATCCGCTTCATGGGCTGAAGTTGCTTCGCGTAGGAGTCCAGTTCCCGCGTGAGCCGCTTCGTCTCCGTGGCGACCTTCGCCTCGGCAACCGCCGTCTTGAGCATCGCCGCATCGACGGCAGTTGATTCTTTCTTCGCGCCGGCAAGCGCCTTCTTGAAGTTGTCCACACTCCGGGCCGCTTCGTCGGCAGGCTGCGACGTGCGGTTCAGGAGTTGGAATATGAACTTCAAGGGTTCAGCCACGGTCACCGTTTCTTCGTGAAGGCCCGCGCAAGCGATCCGAGGTCGCGCAGGTTGTCGAACGCTTCTGCGACGAGGAACGAGAACGGATGCGGGTACAGCATGGGTTCACGCCCCATGAAGTCCTCGAATTCGCGAGCCGCGGCGAAAAGACCACGCTGCGCCGCCGCGACCCGCTTCCTTACTTTCCCAGCGTTACCTCGTCCCCCGCTCCGGCCTTGTCGAGCAACTTATCGACGATGCGAGCCACGAGGCCCGGCTTGCGCGCGAACAGCGCGTCCACCTCGTCGAGCGACGGCCACAGGATGCACCGACGGGCAAGCGCCTTCTGCGACTGCGCGCGCTTCGTCGAGTCGCCCGAGTCTGTGATGAACTTGGCGTAACTTCCCTCATCCGGCGTTCGGACGATCATCCGTCCGCCAGCGTAGTTGAGGGGCTCGACTTCGGCGTCGGGGTACTTGGCCTGAAGGTCGGCCAGGATGGAATCGAAGGCGGTAGGATCGGGCATGTTTCACTCTCCGGTGAGGGCGGAGGTTACGCGCGCCGGGATTGGAGCGCGGGACTGCTAGGGTCCGCTGACCACTGCGGCAGCGTTGATGGGAGGCACGGCAACGACCGGACCGGCGGTGCCGCTGTCGATGACGGGGGCGAGGAAGAACATCGTGAACTTGGAAGTCAGCGCCTCGCCGCCTTCGCTGCCGCCCTGCGTCCGCGACGTGAAGCGCACGGAAAGCTTCTTGGTGCGAAGCGGCTGCCCGTCGTCGAAGTACTGGACCTGCACCGTCAGGGGCGCGTTCATCCACCCCTTGCCCTTGACGTTGTTCGCGGCGCGGGCGTTGAGCGCGTCCACGATGGCGTCGGCTTCCTGCTGGTAGAACTCGCAATCCCCGTCGGCGTCGTACTGGCCAGCGGTGGCGCCAATCATCGCCTGATTGGTGCCGTGGATCTTCTGCGGCTCGACCTTCTCATTGATGTTGATCGACTTGCAGCCGAGGAACTGGTCTGCGCCGATGTTCACGATGATGGAGGACCACGAGTAGCGGACCCCATCGATGAGCGGATAAATCAGGTCGTTTGCCATGGTCCCTCGTTACGCCGCCGCCGCGGCAGCAAGCGCCGGGTTCACGAACCCGATGGTCACGGTGATCTGGTAGAAGTACGCCACCGGAGTCACGGCGACGGTGCACTGCATGGTCCCCGTGCTCAGAATGTTCGTGGTCCCGTTGATTTCGAAGTCCACCGCGGAAGCCTGCCCGGTGGCCACAAGCGCCGCCTCTTCCTGCGCCTCGACGATTCCTTCGATCTTCGCCTTGGCGGGAGCGAGGATGTAGCCAGAAGCCGCATCCACGGGCACGTCGCTGCGAAGGAAGGGGAACAGTGCGGAGTAGGTGACGGCGCACGCGCGGTCCACCACGCGGCAGCGGGCGATCTGCGAGAAGTCCGACGTGGTGAGCGCCATCGTCGGGCCGGCGGTGATGTAGAACCCCGGGATGCCCTGATAGGTCCGCAGGGTCACGAGGCGAGCCGCGTCAAGCGCGGGAACCTGAGCCTCATCGCGGTACAGCGCGCGGATGAAGGGCAGCGACCCGTTGGCCGTCTTGCCGGGATCATCCTTGAGCTGCGTCACGTTCAGGCGCGCAGCCTCCTGCCAGATGGCATTCCGCCGCTGGAAAATCCCGGTGATGGGGCTGATGCAGTCGAAGTCTCCCGCGCCGACCTGCGTGTATCCCTTGGTCGACTGGACCGAGGCGAACGCCGCAGCGACGACGGAATCGGTGTCCGCCGTGTCGTAGATGGGAACACCTCCGCTGATGACGATGGAGTTGACCGTGGGGCACTCCATGAGCACTCGGAAGAAGCGGTACGCCGCGAACCCTGCGACCGCCACAGCGTCACCGATGGCCTCCGTGGTCGCCGCCGCGCTCGCCGAGACGGGCACGTTGACGATCTGGAGGATGGACCACTGGTGAGCCGTGTCGAGAATGAGCGCCGCGCCGGCCGTGGTGATGTCGCTGTTCGACGGCGAAGGGGGCGCCGAAAGGAAGGTGTTGTAGTCCCCCGAAATGAAGCTTGCCGAGGTCTGCGCGACCGAACCCGAGCCCACGCCGGTCGAGTGCGTCACGGCGCCGATGCTGGAGATGGTCCACACGTCATTCAGGGTGTAGGTCGCCGCGGTGAACGAGATGGTGGTGTTGGTGCCCGCGACCGCGTAGGTCGTCGCGGCGCTGGCGTTGGTGGTGACGGGCGAACCGCTGTAGCCGGCGCCGCCAACGTTCACGTCGAACGCCATGGTGCCGAGCGCGCCGCCCGTGGTGATCTTCACGAGGACGGTGGGCTGAGCGAAGGTGAGGTAGATGCCGGTGTTGGGGATGGCGTACTTGCCGCCCGTCGGGACGATGATGTTCGCGCTGTACGAACTGATGTCCGTGCCGCTCGCGTCCACGCGATACCCCATGGTGTACGCGAACTGCGCGGTGCCAAACGTCCCCGTCGAGGTGATCTTGACGTTGGGCTCGTACTGGTCGAAGGGCTGCGAAACCTGCGTCACGGTGTTGGTGGTGACGTTGCTCCCGCCGGCAGTGACGGTGCCAGTCGGCGAGATGGTCCACGTATCGCCGACGCTGAACGTCTGCGTCCCGCCGGCTGCGGTGAAGGTGAGGACCGTCGAGGTGCCGGGGACCGTGTAGGCCCACGCGGAGGCGGCCGAGGTGACCGGCTGCGAGGCGGCGGCGCTGCCGATGGCAAAGGTAAACTTGGCCGTGGCGAAGGCGCCGGCCGTGGTGCAGAGCACGGTGATGGTCGAGTCCGGTCCACGGGACACGGCGACGGTGCCGTATCCGGTGCCGTAGTGGGTCACCGCGGACAGCGCGCCCGTGTTGGTCTGCGGGAGCACGTAGGCGTACTGCACCGCGGCACCGCTGGCCATCTTCAGCGCAACGGCCTCCGCGAGCGGACCATAGCCGAGGTACTGCGTCACGGCGCCGATGGAGCCGAGCGCGTACAGCGTGCCGGGGGTGCCCTTGGAGCACACGCCCATGGTGCACTGAAGGTTGCCCGTGTCCGGCGGAAGGATGCCGAGCCCGCCGTCAACAACCGTGATCGTGATTTGCGAGAGGGCCATTTACGGCTCCACTTCCTTGGGAGGGTTGACGACGGCGTAGGGGTTTTCAGCGAAGGCCACGGCCGCGTCGTAGTCCTTCTCGGTGACCATGCACGGGTCGAAGCGGTCCCCGCACTCCCACTTCGCGTATCGAGCGGCAGCGACGAAAATTGCCGGATGAGTCGCCTTCGACTTCGCCCACTCCTCGACGCGGCGCAGAACCACGCGCGGCGCCGGAGCAGGCTCCTCGACTTCAATGGTGATCGGCTCGTCGTCGCTCATGGAATCACGATGGTTGAGGTGGGGTCCGTCGGTGCGCTCACGGTCGCCTGAATCCTGGCGACGCGCGCCGTGGTTTCCGGCGGACGGGTGATCGGGATGTTGACCGTGAACGGCAGGATGTACCCGATGCCGAGCGTGAGGTTCTGCCCGAGCACGTTTCCGCGCGTCCATCGACCGGTGCCGACGAGAAGCGCGGCGGGAGAGCCGTGGAGACGCGAGTAGAGCGCCCACGCAAAGGCGTTCAGCAGCGCCTCGCACGCATCCATGTCCTGAGCGATCTGGTCGGGAAGTCCGTTCTGGACTTCGGCCGCCGCCCACAAGTGGCACTCGATGTTCGACTGCCGAGTGCCGACGGTTCGCGGATTCTTCACGCCGTCCCCGCCCTGCCCTACTGCCGGACCGAAGGACTCCGACACGGGAACCCACACGATGCGCGGCGGGACGTTCGCGGCGGGGCTCTCGACGGCACCGATGGAGCACCAATCGGCCGCGTCGGCGTAGTCCGCCAGCGACGCAAGGCGCGCGGTCACTGCCGCGAAGATGGAGTTGATGGGACCGGGCATCATCGACTCGCGATTGTGGCCGTCCACTTCTGGTATATGGCCTTCGCCTCTTCGTTCACAGCGTCACCCCATCGGCCCATGCCTCCCGTCGACTCCTCGGGAATCATCTGCCGGCGCGGGACCGTAACCGACTTGAGGCGATGCCACTGCTTGTCGCCGCGCTTGTTTCGCGCCGTCGGAACCCCGCGCGTGAAGAACACGAGGAACGGGGAATTCTTCGCCGTGATCGTCGCGCCGTATTGGTGCGTCGTCGCGTAAATCAGGTTGGTTTCGACGATGAACCCTTCATTCGTGATCGGGAACTTGCCGCCGCCGGCCCGCGTCCAACTGCTCGCGAGGATGCCGGTATCCCGCAGAGGGTGCCCCGTGCGCGACGTGAGCGCCTTCCACGGCCTGCCATACGGGTCGATGCCTGCGATGAAGGACTGCTCCAGCGCATCGCGGGCAGCCTCGGCGCAGTTGGTCAGCAGTTCGTACCGGAATTGCTCCGCGTCCGGTCCCTTGCCTCCCATCGCTAGGATCACGCGCTGCATCTTGTCCAACGCGGCGAAGTCACCGACGACCGGCACCCTACGACCTCGTCTCGTGCATCGTCGCAATCACGAAGTCCGAATCTACCCCGCGCGCTTCCATCCAGTCGAACGGGTCGCGTGCATTCTTGCTGTTGTTGCACTTCCCGCATGAAATGACGATGTTCCCGACAGAGTGAGAACCACCGCGACGCAGCGGGTTGAAGTGGTCGATTTGCATGTCCCCGCCACTGCGGCAGTAGGCGCAGAGCCCACCGAAAGCATCAAACACGCGGGCCAAGTCAGCGCCGGACAAGTTGCCAGAAAGTTCCGCGGTCCTTCGCTTTGCCTTGTATCGAGACTTTACGGCCTTTCCAGCAGGAGACTTCGCATAGGCAAGGCGTTCGTCGCGGAACTTGTAGTAAGAGGCAAGCGACTTCTCGCGAACCTTGTCTGGATTGGTCGCGCGCAACATGCGCTGGTACTCGCGACCTTCTTTCCTGACCCGATCCCGATTCCGTTCTCTGAACGCATCGCGATGCTTCTTGGTGGTTCCTGGATTCCGGCGCTGACTCTCACCCACCGCGGCCACATGGCACGCTCGGCACCTTCCTTGAAGCCCATCGCGAGACTTTCGGTTTTTGCCGAACGCCTCCAGCGCGAGAAGCTGCCCGCATTTGCCGCAACGCTTCAATTTCCCACGTAATCTCCCGGAACCTGCCCCATCCCGGTCGCGGTGGGCTGCACCGGTCGGTCACTGAATCCGCGCTGCGTCGCGCTGCTGACCGTCGGCGTGAGCGTGTTGGTGCCGGGAGTCGTGGACCCCGAGGAGTCCACCACAAGCGGCGTGGTGGCGTTGGGGATGCTCTCTAGCCACTTCATCGCCATCCGGTATCGCGTCTCCAACACGGCGTCCTGCGTCTCCGGGTTGTAGCCGCGCGTGACCATGAGATCCCACGCCGACAGGTCGATGATTTTCCGGGTCAGGTCGCCTTGCCACGACACGAGCGGCAGCACGAACTTGCGCATGAGGTAGCCATCGGCGAGACGGGAGTTGTCCTCCAGCGTCGCCGAAATCTGCGCGTCCGACATGTTCACGAATGCCTGCGCCATTGGCGCAAGCAACCGGAACTGCGCGACCGTGGCGTAGGCTGCCATCGGCTACCGCCGCTTCTCCTGCGGCTTGTCGCCCTCGGTAGGAATCCCCTGCACCGCCGACTGACCGCGCGACAGCCGAGCCCGAAGGTCCGCGATGGTCCCCTCCTGCTCGCGCACGGTGGCGTCGAGCGGACGGAGCCGCGCCAGTTCCTCGGTCAGCTTCCCGATGGTCGCGAGCATCTGCGCCCGCTCCTCTCCCCACGCCTTCTCCGCAGCGCCGAACCGCGCAGCCACGTCGACGGCGTTGGTCGCGTCGATTCCCGAGACGGTCAGCCCCGCGGTCGCGCGCAGCATCGCCAGCGTCTTGCGCCCGATGCGGTAGCCGTCGAACGCCACGATGCCGGGGTTGGACGGCGTGCGCTTCTCGCACGGCGGGTCGTCGTCGTCGTCCACCACTTCGATGGTGACCGGCTGCTTCGACGGCCAAAGGGTGTTGGGGGTCCACACGCCAGGGATGTCCTCGCGGTGGATGGCAGTGACTTGGACCTTCATGTGCGTTTCTCTTTCTCCGGTGAGGGCGGAGTTAGGGCACGCGGCCCCGATCGCCGCGCAGCCCCTCACGGCTCCCGGCCAAAGAGGGAGCCAGACTCGACTAGCGATCGGGGCTCGTGCTCGGTTTGCTTCCTGCCGCCTTCACAAGATACATGAGGGCGGACAGGCATCGCTCGGGACTATCGCGCAGCAGTCCGATTGCCACGTTGCACGGCTGACAGAGCAATCCTCGGACTGCTCCCGTTCCATGGTCGTGGTCGACGTGGAAATACTTTCCCTTGACCGGGGATGCGCCCTTGCAGATGGCGCACCTTCCTCCCTGGGAGGCAAGCATCCTGTCGTAGTCCGCGATCGTGATGCCGAAGTGACTCTTGTAGTTCCTGGCGCGCTGCACTTCGGGGTCTTTGTTCCGCTGCTGCTCCCGAACCTTGTCAGGGTTCGCCGCGGCCCACTCTTTTCTTCTACGCCTAGCCTTCTCTCGGTTTTCCGGCTTCGATCTGTGCTTCCGGTCGGTTTCCCGTCTTTTCTCGGGGAACCGCTTTCTCCACGCCGCTACGTGGTGCCTATTGCACAGACCGCCGGTTCTGGGCTTGTTCGTGCACCCTTCGACGGTGCACTCGGGAGGCTGCTTAGCCACCCGCGGCGATCGCCAACTGAGGAAAACTATACCCAGCGATATTCCTCACGTCAGCACCATACCTATACATGTTGATGGTGAACACGTTGTAGTCCGTCGGGTTGGTCAGCGGGATGAAGCGGGCCGGCTGGCGAACCTGATAGATGAACGGCTTCATGGGGCCGAGTTCGGCACTGAGGTACCACACGGAGTCGCTGCCCGCGTTGGTGAGGTAGGGGCTGACCACGATGTCCGCAGCGCCCTTCAGCACGTTGTCGCTGGCCTGAGCCGCGACCGCGCCATAGGCCGAAGCCGGCGCGAACATGGTCAGGTTCATGAGCTGCTCGGCCGTGGTCCGCAGGTCGGTGGGCACGGTGAGGGTGAGCTTGCCGAGCGCGAGGGGAAGCCCGTTCTCCAACTTGCGCGCCTGAAGCTGCGAGCGGATGTAGGAGAAGTTGGCCGCGTTGAGCGGGCGAGCCCCGCTGCCGGCGGTGGTGTAGAGGTTGGAGTAGGTGCCGAGCCCCGGATTGTCGAGGCTGACCGGGTGCGCGGTCGAGAAGAACGGCACGCCGTCGTAGCCGTAGCCGGTGGTGAGCCCGAGTTCGATGGTGTTGAACACCAGAACGTCAGGCTGCGCGCCCGCGTTGACGCCGAGCAGGTTCATGGAATCCTGGTAGATCCCAAGCTGGTCGTCGTTGATGTCGTCGGCGCTGACTTCGATCGAGTCCTCGTAGTGGTTGTTGGTCAGCGTGTAGACGCGACCCGAGACGTTGTTGTAGACGCGCTCGGTCCCCGGCTGCCAGAGGCGGAACCCGGGAACGTTCGCGGCCCATGCGTAGCGCATCTCGCGCGACGGCGAACTGACCTGCTTGCAGAGCTTCGGGTACAGGGACACGACCGTTTCGAGCCCCTGCCGGAAGGACAGGTCGAACGTGTAGAATGCCGCATCCAGTTTCGCGGGGTTGACGATCATCTGAAGTTCTCCGACGGGACTTTGCCCGCAGTGGTTGAAGCGGGCCGGAGCCCGTGAAAGCGGCGGCTACCCCGTGAGAGGCAGCCGCCGCGGGTGACTACTAGCTGAGGGCTACCCCGTCGTTGGCCACCACGCGCCAACGGAGCACTCCGCCGGTGTACGAGATGCCCTCCAGCACGATGAAGTCGCCGACGGCGCCGAAGGTCATGATGGTGTTGCCCGCCTGATTGATGGCCTGCGCAGAGGTGATGACGCGGTCGCCGACGGCGCGAACGATCATGCACAGAGCGATGCGCTGTCCCACGAAGGTCGGGATCGCAAGGGTGTTGGTTTCCGCCGCTGCCGTGGTGATCGGCATGAAGTAAGACGAGGTGACGGGCAGCGCGGCAGCGGTGCCAACGTCGGCGATGGCATTGGTGGTGGCGCCAGCGGCCTGCCGCTGGTTCCAGGTGAAGAAGTTGCTCGCGCTGGTCGGGGTCGCGAACGCGCCGGTCATGCCGGACAGGTCGAACGCGGTGGAGCCCGAGGCGAGGGCTCCCGCACCGAACGTCTTGGTCCCGGTGAGGGTCTGCGCGCCGCTCAGAGTGACGGCGCCGGTCGGGTTGACCGCCTGATTGACGTAGATGCCCATCTGCACATAGACCTGCTGATAGGCGGTGGCGGTGGGAACGGGAGCGAGGCCGCAGATGACACCGGCCACGCTGCGAGTCCCGCCACCGTCAGTCTTTCCGACGGTCTGGTTGTCGATGATGTAGCAGAGAGACCCGATGTCGAGGTTGGTGATCGCGTCGCTGGAGGTTCCCATATACCACGGGAACACTCCCTGCGAGACGGGGACATTGATGGCGCCCGCAGCGTGGCCGGTGCCGGTGTTGTCCCAGTCGGCGTCGATACGTCCGGCGCAGACGAGGCCGGTGCCGGTCACGCCCATCTTGAGGTAGCCGGTGGCGCTGACGATGACGCCGATGGTGCCCTTGAGGCCCACGACATTGTCATCGACGGGCCACGAAAAGCCCTGAGGAACTGCGTACGCGCCGAGCTGCGCCGTGAGGGCGCGCGCCGAAGTAGCTGCGGACATGGGTGCTCCTTGTCAACGGACGCCGCGCGCCCGCGATGTTGAACCGTTGGTGAAGGGGTGGACTAGTTGCGGGGAGTGGTGACGCCGTTGGCCTTCAGTTCGGCGACGCGCTCCTTCTTGACGCGGAGCATGTCCTCCTGCTTGATGCCGTTCTTGCGGCACGTCTCGATCTCGGTGGCGTTGAGGGTGACCACTTCCTCTCCCTTGGGGTCGAGGCGGTCCGTCTCACGCTCCTTGGTCGCGGTGTCGAGGGTGACGACTCGGGGCTTGAGCGCGGAGACGTAGGCCGACAGCGCCTTGATGCCCTCGTCGCCACGGTCGCGCAGACCGGCGATGTACTTGCCCGCTTCGGTCTTGCCGTCGCAGTCCGCGGGGGTCAGCTTCTTCTCGGTGCGCGCCTTGTCCACGATGGACTGGAAGGCGGCGCCGGTCTGCTTCGCGGCAGCGGCGGTGAGAGCGGCGACTTCCTCGCTCGCGTGCTTCATGGCGGTGAGGACGGCGATGGCTTCCACGCGGTCCGTCTTGCCGGTGAGGCGCAGAAGGTCGGCGCGCAGCGCCTTCATCTCCTTCTTCTCCTCCTCGTCGGCAGCCAGAACCGCGGGCTCACCCTTGCCCATGTCCTCCGTCATCTTCGCCTCGGCGCCGGGGCTGAAGTGCTCGGGGAAGTGCTCGGAAAGCGCGGCCTTCATCTTGCCGCACATTTCCTTCTCGTCCTCGTGCGTCCCGTCGACGATGCCCTTGACCTTCGCGGCCACGTCATCGGCCATCTTGTACATGCCCATCTGTGTCTCCGTCATGGGCGCCGAGAGCGCCGCAGTTGAATCGGCCGTCGCGGCAACAAGCTGCGGCTGGCCGATGGTTGCAGGGTCATTGGTGAGCGCAGAGGAAAGGACCGCCGTGATTCGCTTGCTGGCCTTCTGGAACTTCACGACCGGCGACGTGTGCGCGTACTCTCCGCGCTGAATCTGAGCGAACGCGGATGGAGTCCACTTCACGTTTGTCGCCCACAGTTCGGGACCGGGGCGCACTTCCAAGTCGAACCAGTGCGACGCAGGCGATCCGCGGTACTCCGGCGGGCGCTGCTCCGGTGGCACCATGGAATCGTGCTCCCAATCGCCAGCGAGGCGCTTGCGACCGCGCGACTCGTAGAAGGCAACCACCATCGCAGCGGCGTCATCGTCGAACAGGAGCGGTCCCTTGACCGTATCGTTCACGCCCGGCCCGAACATGAGGTATTCGGACGGAGGGTTGCCACCTTCGACGAGCGCAAGGGCGCGCGACCCGCCCGTGGCGATTTCGTCGCTGCCGTCGTCGGCGTCAAGCTGAACAACGTCGACGATCACGGGGCGGCTCCTATCTTCTCCGCGGCGATGGCGGCCAGTTCCGGCGGGTACTTGCTCAGGTCGGGCACGAACGGTTCATGCGCGGTCGGCGGTGAGCCGAAGCCTTCATCGCTCGGAATCGTCGACGGCGCGCGGGTCACGCCCATCTCGGCTGCCTGCTTTTCGGTGAGCGGTCGGACACGACAACGGCACTGGAAATGCCGAGGCGGGTACGCCGTCTGCCACCATGGATCCGTGCTCGGAAGGATGGTCCCGTGAGACGAGTTGCAGATCGGGCACTCTCGCTGGTCGTCAATGTCGACGTACTGCCAATAAGGGCGCCGGTCACGAACCACGGGGTCCGTCATCTGCGCGTGACGGCCAGCGTTGTTCGCCGTCATCACGTTCGTTCTGAAGATGGTTTCGACCCGCGCCGGCGGGTTGGCGACGCTGCCCTGCCACTCATCGGCCAACGTCTCGCTGACCGTTGCCTTGAAGTCCTCGAAGGTGCTCCCGCGTGCGATGGCATCGTCGAGCGCGAGCCACACCTGATGTATCAGGTCGAGTTGCGCCACGTCGGCGACGGTGAATCCGCGTTGACGTGCCGCGGTGCCGAGCTTGAGCCATTCGGCCTTGGGCATCGGCACGCGGTTGCGGAAGAAATCCACCGCCTCGTCAAAACGGCGCGGGTCGGGAGGCGGCGCAGTGGGAGCCGGCCGCAACCCGAACCATCGGCGTCGCTTGCGAGGCTTAGCCACCTTCGGGGAACGGAAGCGGCGGAGCGCCAGCGAGGCGGAGCAGTTCGCCCCGCGCCCTGCGCACGTCGATCTCCCGAGTGCGGATGGCTTCCTCCAACACCTGCATCTCGGCGTCCGCAGTCTGCTTCGCCGCGATTGCGACCCTCAGCGCCTCGGCAGCATCCCGAAGTCGCTGCGCGGCTTCCTCAAGGGGCGACATTCTCGCCACCCTCGCCAGCCGGCGGAGCGTCAACCGGAGCCGGCACGATCTCCAGTTTCGGCATCTCGGGCAGCGGCGGGTCGGCCAACTGCGAAATGACGTTGCTCGCCAGTTCGACCAGCACGCGCGCAAGGTCGCGAGGCGACGCGAGCGACGACTGAATCGAGAAGTTGCCATCCCCGTGCATGTACAGGGTGCCAACGGGAACGGGGGTCTTGTTCTGCGTCTCGGTGTCCATGGTTCCTCCGTCGGGTGAGGGCCGACGTTTGAGCGATTGACTTTCGGGCGTTGCCGACGACTCGGCGCCCTACTCGCATTGCAGCTTTCCAGCCTCGCCGTGGCTGGCCGTGTCACAGCCCTTTGGACTCGGCGAGGAGGCGGCCGTACTGCAAGGTCAGAAATCAGAGCTTTTCGAGGACTTCCGAACGTCCCGCAAGCGCCGCCATTACCTGCGCGCGCTCGACGAGATCGGCCAAAGCCTCGGGATTCATGCTTCGGTACTTCGCCACAAGCGCCGCCTTCAACTCCTCGGGGCCGTTGGCTTCGCGGATGATGCGGAGGATGTCCTTCACGTCGGGCGCCATGATGCGCGCGCCGTGCGCCGTGGCTTCCGCCGAGAGGCGGTCCGCGTAGGTCGGCGGACGCTTGCGACGCTTGGCCGTGAGGGCGCGCAACTGCTCGCGCTTCACCTCATCGTCATTCGCAGCAGGCTGCTCCTCGTCGCGCACGTCGTCGCCTGACGGTGCGCCCGTCGGGAGTTGAATCGCCGGGTCGTCGGAGACTTGGCCCGGTTGCAGAAGCGGGATGCTGTGCTCCGCGGCGATGGCTTCCATGTCCGCGTTGGGCCACGCCGTCTTGATGGACTGCGCCGCGTCGGCGACGTTCTTCAGGCTGGAGGTCTTGCGCGCCTCCTCTTCCTGAGACTGGATGAGCGCGTGCGGCGTCGGAGTCAGCCGCTTGTCTCCGAAGTTCCACTCCGTCCACCACGTCAGAACCTGCTGGCGAAGCGCACCGTAGAGCGACTTGGCATCGCGCTCAAGCACGTCCTGACGCACGGCCTCGTCCTGATTGGCCTGCCCGTCGCCGAGTCCGGTCTTTTTCTCACCCGCGGCAGACTGCCCCAGGATGACGTTCCCGATGCACTCGTCGAGGTAGTGCAGCGAGGCGCCGAAGGTCGCATTCCCTGTGCCGGCTCCCGCATCGCGAATCTCTACGTCGAAGCCCTTGCCCGTCTCGTCGAACGGCGCTTCCACCATCGCCTCGGAGCCGAGGTTTCGGATGGAGTTCGCGAACCGCGTCTTGTCGGGCTCCGATGCCCCGGAGGGAACCCGGGCGATGCGGATGAGCAGGCCGTAGACTTCGTTGTACCGAGCCCAATCGCGAAAGTCCCACTGCCGCTTGAGGTGAAGCATGGAGGTGGCGCGAATCAGCCCGCGCTGGAATGCGTAGCGGTAGCCAAACGGCGTGTAGACGACCCAGTGCCCGTCGCTGTACACGTTGCGGTCGATGCGCGGGAGTTCGATGACACCCGCGCCATCGTTCAGCGGGTTGCCGTCCGCGTCGTAGGCACCGGAGGTGTTGAGCCAGTAGGACTCGGTTCCCCAATTCCACCACACCCACTGCGAGTGCCACGTCTTAAGGTGCGGCACCCATCGGCCCGTCTCCTCGTCCTCGCGGACGATCAACTCGCCGACGGAGAGTCCCACGTCAACGCCCTGCTTGAACAGGCGGTCAAGCGAGCCCTCGGGGAAGATGAGCGGCCAATCCACCTCTGCCGCGTCGGCAACTTCGGCGGATTGCTCCGTCACGTAGCCATCGATGAGCGCAGGTTCAAACTCCAGCGGCGTCCCGAGGAGCGTGTTGATCCGCGTGGCCCAAGTGCCGGCGATGCGGTCGTCTCGCTCCTGAAGCACAGAGAGCAGCGACGCGCGCTGAAAGTAGCCCTGCTCAAGCTCCCGCAGGATGGAACGGATCTCGGGAACCCGATCCCATTCCGTGAAGGAGATTGAAGGCACTTCCCTGTACTCAACAGGGACTCCGTTAGACGCCATCGGCGGCCGACGGGAAGTGCCATCTTCCTTCTCAAGCGAGTCAGGAGGCGTGACGGTGTTCTGAGGATAGTCGGCTGGATAGTCGCGAGGAACCTGCGAGGCTCCGATCGTGAGCGCCGTCTCCTCGACCGGCGACGACAGCGCACGTCGAAGCCAGCGAAACGCCCTGCTGAAAACCGATTCATCGGAGCCCGCGATGGCGAGCTTAGCGACTTCGCTTGCCATCGGAGGTCACCATCGGGCGGCCTACCGTTTCAGGTATTCGACGGCCCGTAGAAGGCGATCGGGGTCATCCCGGAGAAGCCCGATCGCGAGGTTGCAGTTGTGGCAGAGAAGCCCGCGCACCTTGCCGGTAGCGTGGTCATGGTCAACGTGAAGCCGCTTCCATCGTCCGCCAGCGTGCTCACTTCGACAGACGGCGCAGCGTCCTTCCTGCGCAACGAGCATGGCCTCGTATTCGTCGAAGGACACGCCGTAGCAGTACCGGTATCTCGTGTCCCACATCTTGCGAGGGTGGCTCTGCACGTATCGCTTCGCAGAGGCGCGCTCCGTCGCTCTGTTCTCAGGCTTTGAGCGATACCGCTTTCGGTTCGCTGCGATGCGTTCCGGGTGCTTCCTTCGGAGCATCGCAGCGTAGTGCCGTTCGCACAGCCCCTTGCACTTGGACTCGGCGCCGCACTCGGTGCACGGCGGGTTCGGCTCAGTCTTTTTCGGGCGACCCATGAAACATGGGATGCCACAAAATTGACTCTCCGGTCAAGGTTGCTTCGGGCGAGGCTTCAGCGCTGCTGCCCGGCTAGACTCACGGGGTTCGCGCTATGGATTCAGGCATTCTTGGCGGGGACCGTCAACGATCTGCGTTTCAGTTGTCGGGACATTTCCGACGGTCAGCGTGCGCGCTCGCTGTGCGTGTTTCTTCCGCGCTTCCTTGAAGCGGCACAGCCAGCACATGAGGAAGCGTCTCGTGGTGAGGCGAGCGCCGCAGGCGGTACAGCGGCGCACCTTCATCGCCGCCTCATCTTCTCGCGTGCCAGCCGCGCAGGGGAAAGCCCGCTGGCCGATGCGTCGATGCCGCGCAACGCTTCCCCTAGGTTGATCCGCTGCGCCTCGGCTTCCGTGATGTGCAGACGCACCCGCTTGGCGTCCCGTGCGTTGGCGAAGGACGCCCCCTCGCAGTGGATGGGGGTATCCTGCTGCGCCTCCATGACCAAGCGGGGGCCGCTCCGCGGTGGCGGACGCCAGTGCCAGTCGGCAACGTTCAACTTCGCCAGTTCGCCCGGCATGTGCCCGATGAGGCACGGGGGGATTCCCTGCACGTCGATGGCAAGCTGCGTCACCTTGCGGTACGTCTCCACGGCCTCGGGCGGGAAGGCATCTAGCCGCGTGGGCTTCGGCGGGGGAGGAGGTTCCGGTGCAGGCGGCATCCCGCGCTTCTCCGGTTCCCTGTCGGGGTGCGGAGCCGCAGACCGCTCGGCATGGGGACGCAGGAAGGTGGCGTAGTTGTCGCTCATGCCCTCGGTTCCTTTTGGTGGCGGGTCCATCCGTGCGGGTAGTTCCGAAAAGCACGGCGGATGCGGTAACTTTTGATGGCGTCGATCGCCACGCACACCACAAGGCCCACCGCGACGAGAGCCCATTGCAGGTCGCTCATCGTTCCGCCTTGGCGATGTCCGTCGCCACGGCGAGAAGGCACGCGGGAGAGCACACGTATCCCCGGTCGATGACGTGCCACCCATCGGGAGGGTACGCAGCGAAGGAGAACGGCGCAGCACCCGGAATCATCGACAGAAGCACGGGATCCTCCACCTTGAACCCGCAGCGCGAACAGGTCGTGACCCGCTTCCCCGTGACGTACTGGACTGGCATGCTCATCGCTTCGCCTCCCTACGGTTGTTCATCCTTCGGCGCCACATGGCGCGGCGCTGCCAGTAGCGACAGCGCCAGAAGAGGGCGCATCCTTGGATGGTGTATCCTGTCGCTTCCGACGAAGCGCGCGCATAGATGATCGCGCCGATACATGGACCGCTGTACTCAAACGCCGTCACGATCGGGATTGGGTTCCCGTCGATGGTGACTCGGACACTGGCCGCGGAGAACATCACCGTTTCACCTCTACGACTTCCACGGGCCATGCGCCCATGCCGAGCAGCACGCCGCGGTCCCGCATGGCGCCCTCTGCGGGTTCTGGCGTGGTCGCACCGATGCGGCCATCCAGGCGGTAGTGGACCACATACTGCGGCTGTTCCTTCAACTCGTGCATCTTATCGACGATGCGGGCCATGTCGGCAGTTGTCAGCGGCTTGCGCCCTTGGATCGCAGCGTCGAACTTCTCAGCAACGCTGAAGGCATCCCCGCGCGACGCAGGCGGCAACCGATCGCGGTCCATGTGCAGTTGACCACGGCTATCGACGCGACCGGGGATGCGCGTGCCATCGGCAAGTTCAACCTCCACGGGACGGTCGCTTGCGCGGGCGGATGCGTTGCGGGTCATGCTTTGTCCCTCCACTCGGCGCCGCATGTGCAGATCGCGCCGACCTTCCCCGGCGGCAGCGGTTGCCGTGTCAAGCAGTCAGGGGCGCACGGTACGGGCTCGGGTTGCAGCACAACCGACGCGAACCCGGCACCGAAGAATGCCACGGGGTCAATGGAATACAGAGTCGGGATGTCACCGCGCACCATCTCTCCGCACTTGTGCTCAGCGATGATGCCATAGGAGTCCGTCCGAACGGTCCACGATCCGCCTTCGCGGCAGCGCGGACACTCCTCGGGGATGACAAGCACCGCGCGCACCTCTTCTCCTACTCCCATGTTGCCTCCACGACCCGCGCATCTACGAGCGGGCTGGCATCCGATGCGGCATCGTTCGCGGCAAGCCACACCTCGTCACCAAAGGTGATCGGACCGCGCGTGACGATGCGGATTTCCACCAACTCGGGAGCCTCAGTGCGGTGCATCGTCGACACGGACACGATGTCCGGGTGAGACGCGAGCACCGCTGAGCGGATCGCCTCGTAGTCGGGATTCGGACTAGTCATCCTCGCGTCCCCTCTGTGCGATGCTCAGCGAGCCGCCGTATTGGAACTTCGGCGCACCGTCCTTCAGCATGAGCGCGGTCAGTGCCCACACGAGCGCGTCCATGCGGTCGGGGGAACGCTGGCCGGTGAGCGGCTCCCAAGTCGTCATTTGGTCCTCAAGCTTCGCGAACCCGCCGACGTGGTGGACTTTCCCCTGTTCATACAGCGCCGCGATGGGCTCGGCCCTTGGCCGCTTGGCCTGTGCGGCGTGAACCGCAGTGTACGGGACATGCCTGTCGATGGTGCGAAGGTTCACCTCGACGAGTGCGCCGCCGTTGTTCACCTCGGCAACGATGCGATCCGCGGCGTGGTCCTGATACGCCTTGACAGCCGCTCTCGCCCATGCGTTCGGGCTGTGCTTCCCGCTGTAGTCCGCGATCACGAACCCGTGGAGTTCTTCGACGCGGTGCCCGTTCGACTTGCACGCGCACGGGGCGATACCGGCGACGACGATGCCCGTCTCGTCGGAACCTTCGTTGTTCGTGACTGCGGGGTCGATGGCAACGACCACGCGCCGCAGTTCGGACGGAGCGGTTTTCATGCGCAGCCGCTCCAGCATGTCACCGGACCACAGCGCGCCCTCAGCTTCCTCCAGAACCTCGCCGTCAAGCTCTTGGCGGCCGAGCCTCGTCCCTTCGTAGCGGGACACCACGCTCGCAAAGAAGGACTCTGCGAGGTTCGCTGCGTTGTCCATCGTGCGCCCTCGCGTCACCACGGTCTGAGGGTCGGCCATGAGTTGCCGCACGATGGGGATGGGACGCGGCGTCGTGGTGATGCACGCCCTCGGATGGACACCGAGGCGCAACCCAAACAACAGTTGGTCCCACGCTCCCTGCTCCTTGTCCCAGGCGGCGATCTCGTCCACCCACGCGAAATGGTGCTGCGGACCACGGAGACGGCCGGGCTCCTCTGCGGTGTAGATGTCCGCTACGGTGCCGTTCGGCCACACGAGGCGGTTGCGCGTCATCTCGTAGACCGGCCGGAAGTCTGGAGGTGACACGGCAAGGATGCCCGAGGCGTCGGGTTGACCCTCCAGACCGTAGGAGAGCATGACCTTCTGCGCGTCGGGGAATGTGGCCGCTACGAGCGCAATGTGCGTTCCGGGGTTCTCCCGTGCCACCTCGCACACCCACTCCGCACCGACGCGGGTTTTCCCCCACCCGCGGCCGGCGAGCAGCATCCAGAAGGACCAATCGTCGCGAGGGTCGGCAGCCCGAAGGGTGCCGGGCGCAAGCTGCTCAGGTCGAGCTATCCGGCGCCATGCCTTCTGTCGCCTCGCCAGCAACGCCCCCGCTTCCGCCACCGTCTGCGGGTCCAGCAGCGATAGCACGACCGACGGCAACGATTGCGGCGAGTTGCTCATCGCTCAACCTCGACAGATCAACCCGCGGAATGAGCGGTTCGCCTTCGGCTCCCGTAATGGCCTGCGCCGGCTTCCCAAACACGAAGTCGCGGATAGCCACAGCAGCCTTGATGGCCGCGTGCTCGTCCGCGCTCTGTTCTGCGATGTCGCACAGGCGCTTGATGCTCGCGAGGGAACGCTTGCGAGCGTGCTCCTCAGCCGCTCGCATGTCGTCGGTTTTCTTGGGACGGCCACCCGTGGGATTACCAGGGTGTCCAGGTTGAAATGGGGGTCTGAGGTCGCCAGCCATGTTTTTGCACGCGCGCGCACGCGCCTCAATCTGTGGTCACAGAGCGATCCGCTTGTCAACCACAATCGCCAAGGGCTGACGAGTCTCGGGTTGTCAGCCTTTAAGGCGCATGCACGTTTACAGTGTACTTGCGTGTTTTTTACTATGCAAACTTTGCATAGCTGACCATGGCAGCGACGAGGAAAAAGTTTCATATTGACACCCGACGGAGAGCCTGTTGTGGCTTTTTCTGGCGTTCCTACCATGCGCGCGGTGCCGGACGGCGAACGCAGTGAGGGTCGGGCGATCCGGTCGGTCGGGTGGAAAGATGCCCTCGCCGGGCAGGCGTCCTGCGGACGGCTTCACCTCCGCGCTGGCGCGCTACGGTGTGTCTCCACGGGGAAGAGAAGATGAGAGAAGAAGAACCGGAGAGGCGACGGGGCATCCAATACGCGCGGGCGCGCGTGGGCGAACGGCCATGAACCGACGCCGCTTCACCCGCAGGGACGCGAACCACGACGCCATCGCGCGGGCGTTCCGGTCCGTTCCCGGCTGCATCGTCGAGGACTGCTCGACTGTGGGATCCCGGTGCATCCCCGGTTTCCCCGACCTGCTCATCCTGTGGCGCGGGCGCATCATCCCCGTGGAGGTCAAGGCGGATGGCGGGGTGCTCACGGAAGGGGAGGCGCAGCTTCATCAGCGATGGTCCGGGTGCGGGGTGCGTGTCGAGGTCGTCAGGACGGCGGAGGACTGCTGGAGGGTGCTAGGGCTGCGGCGGTAGGAGCGGGGCGAGGATGCGCTGCGCTTCGGCAAGTCTGGCGGCGCAGTGGTCCCCGAACTCCTTGGGAGTCATCGACGTGGTGACGGCGACCATGGCGACGAGAGCCGAGAGAACGCCGCTGCACAGCGCGGCGTAATCTCCCTTGGCGACCGTGACCGCGGCAAACTGCACAGCCGCTTGAACTTCAAGGGCGCGCTTCGCTCCCGTCTCCTCTGCGAGCTTCGCGGCGATGTCCTTCGCGTTCATGGCGTCACCTCACTCCAGTCCGCCGTCAACTTCACCTCGTCTGCGCCGACGGCTTCGCGCAACGCGGTCATGTGCGGGTGCCGGCGCTCCGTGCCATCCGCGTGGTACGCCGTGACTTGTCCCTCACCGTCGAGGTAGATGGAAGCGACCGGCGAATCGGCCAGCGCAGCATCCACTACGGCGCGGAAGGCATCTTCCTGGTCACCGTCGAACTCGGCGAAAAACTCCCGTTTGGCTTCGGCGGTCGGTCGCGTGGAAAAGGCAAGGCGAACGGCGCGAATCTCGTCGGCGCTGGCCGTCACCACAAACGCCTCGTCTCCGATGGTCCACGGCACGTCCACGGTTCGGTCGCTCATCGTCGCCTCAAAGGGCTTTCCGCAGCGAGCGCCCGCATACCAACGGGGGGCGGGGGGCGGCACGCTCGCTGCGGAAAGCGGGTTGCGGGACAGGATGCCGATGAGCAGGAGAGTTGTCAACTGGAACCTTGACGTTTTCATGCGGTGCGCCCATCCTTGCCGCCATGGACAAGCACGGCGGACCACGGAACGGAGCGGGGCGCAAGGCGCCTCATGGCAGGGCATCGGCGCAGTTCAACCTGCGGCTCAGGGAACCCACCGCGAAGGCGTTGGTCGCGTTGGCCACACGGGTTGGATCGCGCCCTTCCACGGTTGCGCGTGAGCTTCTGGAGGCCGCCACTGGCACGCGCATCAGCGACGGGGCCGGAAGAAAAAGCAAGAAATGAGTTGACGGAATCAAGCGGGGTTGGTAGCTTGTTGACAGACCAGCCAAGGAGACGACCGATGCCGATGCGATGCAAGGGACGCTTGACCAGACGGCAGTGCATCTTAGACCGTGGCCACAAGGGCGCTCACGAGGTCGCCGCAAAGCCAGTTCGCGTCGTGACGTGCTGCTCTTGCGGCAACGTCGTCTCATCGGTGTCCGATGCCGGCGAGTGCCCCGAGTGCCAGCAGGGGTGGTTCGGTGGCGAGGATGTGCGTCCGTGAGCGACAACGCCCGCGCCCTGTTCACCGCCCTGCGCGCCGCTTACGGCATGCACCGTGAGATCGTCGGCATCCTTTCGGCCCGCGGTCGCATCCTCGACTTTGCGCTCCACGGCGCTTCGCCGGAAACCATCGCCGCTGCCCGTGAACTCGGCGGGAAGCACGTTGCCGCGCGCATCGCCAGCACGCCCGACGGTTGGTGCTACGATGAGGTTCACGTTACCATCGACGGGACGGAAATCAGCATCTTCGGGGATGAGCGGCCGGCGGTAGATGGCGAGGAGGCGCGCTCGTGATCGACCTGTTCACCTGCGACCTACCCGACCACGCCGACCGTCCGGCCACGCGGTTCGAGGAGCGCCCCGACCACTGGCACGATTCGACGTGGTGCGACGAGTGCGCGGAAGGTCGCACGACGGTCCCCATCGGCGAGGAGAACGCCCGTGCGGCCGATGCCTTCGCGGCGATGGTCGCCGACTTTTCGGAACTGGACGCGCGCTATCCCGACGTGGGCGCGCTGCTCGAAACCATCTAGGAGACGACATGGAAGCCGACCCGAACGGACCCGAAGGAATCAACCCCGCCATCGTCGCGAAGGTGCTGCGGTGGGCCGCTGCCGTGGTGCTGAAGGAAACCAACCCCGAGACGGATGAACTGGCCGAGACGTGGGATGACGATGATGTCCCCGCCATCGACGAGGTTTTCTCAGACCTTCTCGACCGTCTCGCCGCGCAGCAGGAAGGGCGCGCGGCGTACCTCGCTGCCCGTGAGACGGTCTGCGGGCTCATCCCCGATGGGAAGGTGACGCCGTGAGCGACTTCGATGACGACTGCCCCGTGTTTGCCCGCTTCTGGCACGGGACAGTGGAGGACCACGTTCAGATCATCGGCGAGCCGGTGGAGGACATCGGCTTTCAGGAAAGCGCCGCCATCGATGTGTGGAGCCCCGACAAGGGAGAGCACCGCATCGCTCTCGCGTGGTTCACTGCGTCTCAGGACAACGGCTTTCACATGATTCCTCTCACCCCTGCCGCTCGCGAGATGCTCGCGCTGGTGACCCAATGAACTTCTCCATCCGCCGTGCCGTGCTCGCCGAAGTCCTCTCGACTGCCGCGAGCGTGGTCCCCACCAAGACGACAATGCCCATCCTTCAGAACGTGCTGCTGCGCGCGGACAAGGGGCACGTCACCATCGCAGCCACGGACCTGCAACTGACGACCTGGGCATCCGTCCACGCGGAGGTGTCCAAGGTCGGCGCGCTCACCGTGGACGCCAAGCGGCTTCACGACATCATCGACGGCATGTCGTGCGAGGACGTGACCCTCGCCGCCGTCGAGTCCAACTCCTACTGCGAGGTGACCGGCGGTCGCGCCAAGTACAAGGCGGTTGCCCTTCGCGCCGACGACTTCCCCAAGTTGCCCGATGCGCCGAAGGGGTGGCAGCAGGTCGGGCCGCTCCCGTTCAAGCTGCTCATCGAACGGACCCGCTACGCCATCGACCAGTTGTCACAGATCGAAGCCAGCCGAGGAGCCCTGCTGGAGTCGAGCGGCGCCGGCACGCGCATGGTCTGCCTGTCCCGTGCGGGGCTCGCCATGGCGGAAGCCATCATCGGTCTGTCCGACGTGCCCGCGGGGACCGTCATTCCGGCGCGCGCCCTCAAGGAGTTCGTCAACCTGTCGTCGGAGGCGCCGGAGTTGTCCGTAGGGTTCACCGATCGCTACGTCTACCTTCAGCGCGGCGCCATCGTGCTCGGGGCCATGACCACGGGACTCCCGTTTCCGCCCTGGGAGAAGGTGGTCCCCAAGAAGGGGTCGCATAACTCGTCCGTCATCGTGGACGTTCCCGAGTTCCGCGCCGCGCTGTCGAACGTCGCCACCTTCACGGAGGAAGGCATCGGGAAGGGATGCCGCTTTGACGTGGACGGGTCGGAGTTGCACCTTCGCGCCGCGTCCATGCGGTTCGGCGAGGGACACGAAATCCTGACGTGCGAGGCCACCGGAAAGCCCATCGGCCTGTCACTCGTGCCCAAGCAGGTCGCCGACACGGCCGCCGCTGCGGGAACCTCCCGCGTGGAACTGCGCGGCTACCCGACGCCGAACAGCCCCGTTTCCATTCACCCCGTCGGGTCCGAGGACTTCCTCGGGCTCGTCATGCCCATCGTGGAGGCGTAGCCATGGAAAAGCCGATGCCCGTCTACCCCGTCGAGTGCGCCGATATCGACGCGCCCGACCTTAACGTGCTGCCGCCCGAGACGGCCGCCAACTTCGCCGCTGCGGTCAAGCGGTCGCTGGCCACCGGAGAGCGCGTGGTCGCCGCGGTCGGTCGCATCCTGCCGCACAGCAGGCGGCGCGCGACGGGGGGTGGAAAGTGAACCCGACCGACGTGATTATGGGCATCAAGGCGGTCGGTGCGGACGGCCTCGATTTCCACACCCACACCGTCAACTACGCCGCCGCCGTGGGCTCGTGGCTGGAGGTGGACGCCGCGCCCTACGAGACGGGGCAGTGTGGTCCGGGACTGCACCTGAGCCCCACGGCGCTGGATTGCTGCCGCATCATGAGCGGCAAGGGGCCACGCCCGTGGCGCTTCTTCGAGCTGGCCGTTGAGGTGAGCGACCTAGCGTGGCCGAAGCCAGACGCGATCCTCGGCGAGAACAAGTGGCGGGCGCGGCGGGTGTTCGTGGTCCGCGAGGTGTCGCATGAAGAGGCATTCGGGAGCGACATCGCCACCCGCATTCGCCGTTGCCGCGAAATCTCGGGGACGTGGAAGGCGATCCCGTGGCTCAAGCCCGCGGCGCTAGTGAGCGAGGCGCGTGTGGTGGAGTTGGTTGGTCAGTGGCGGGAACGGCTGACGCCTTATCTCGCTGCGGGGCGGACGCTTCCGAGCGCCGTGCGGCTTGTCCGCACGCGCGAGGAAGCATTGACCGCCGCCGCCGCCGACGCCGCCGCCGCCGCCGCCGACGCCGCCGCCGCCGCCGCCGACGC